CTACGAGTACATAGCGCAGTACCGCGAACGCATCCAGGAGGTCGAGACGATACAAAAGCAGCTTTGGAGGATAATCTCAACCCAAGGCACAGGCGGCCGCACACAGGTCGAAGCATGCGGCAGGTTGCTAGACTGCACAAAGCAACTAGTCGAGCTCTATGATTCTCTACCCCTTGTCAACGCCATCCGAGATTACGACGCGATTCAGGAACATAGGGGCACTAATCAAGAACCGGAGCCAGCAGAGCGCACCGAAGACAATTCCACTTGAGGCTCAGGCGTTTTACAAAGACTTTGGATTCCTGACCCACCCGGCCACAAGAAGGCCAGCACCCAATCTAACGCCCTACCAGCGTGAGATCTGGAATGACCAGAGCAAATACAGACTCGTCATCAAATCCCAGAAAGTAGGCATCACCACGTCCGCGCTTTTGGAGGACTTTCAGCGCAGTATCACAGTCGCAAAGGGCAAAGACATCCTGGTAATTGCGCAGTCGCAGCGCCATGCAAACGAGCACATCCGGACCCTTAAGTACATGGTCGTCAATTCGGAAAAGTATGCCCGCTATCTCATCACATCCATCGGAGAGTTCGGCCAGTTCAAAGAGGAGAAGAGCAAAGTACACGTCGCATACATCGTCAACGATGACGCCGTTAATCAACCAACCAGAGTCATTGGCCTGGGCGCTGCGGAAGGTGGAGTTTGGTCGTGGAAAAATGTCGCTCATATCCACATCTCAGACATCGCAGCAGCTAGCATCAAAGATGACTCTGGGCTATTTGCAGCGGCTTTCTCACGACTCGCTAATACGTCTGGCACTATGCTTATTGAATCGCCGCCCAGAGGACCAAGGGGCCAACTCTACGACATATACACAAAATCGAAGTTCTCCTCGCAAGCCGGCGAAGAGGAGGGGGGGACGCCCGAAGGCCAATTCAAAGTCTGGGAAATACCGGCGCGTGAAGCAGTAGCCAGCGGATTAATCTCCCAGCAATTTTTAGACGCCGAAAAATCAAGGCTAGGTTCGCTCTACCGACAATACTACGAAGCCGCATTTATATCGGCGATCTACGCAGCCTTTGATGTTTTTGCATTAGAGCAGGCCGAGGCCGACGGTCTAAAGATTGGCGTCACGCCGCTAAATCAGTACGCACCGCGGAGCATGGGAATAGACCCAGGCTTTGGCAGCTCTGAGTTTGCCCTGACGATTATCGAGTCCGTCCCGCATCTAGGCAACAAGAACAGAGTGCTGTACGCCCAGTCCTTTGAACGCGCTACCTATGAGCAAATGAAGTCGGCCGCTTACCAGCTAATCAAACGCCATGACATCGATACCGTATACGTCGACGCTGCCAATCCCGAATTTATCCGCAGCCTCAAGATTATGCTAGAGGACGAGCCAACCACGAAATATGAGGACGTCGTGCGTGCAGCCAACAGCAAAGGCCACAGACTCGAAGACATAATGAAGGTCGTACCCGTCAATTTCAGGCAAGAAGACAAGGCGCTGCTCCAGCATGCAAAGGCGTTAATCGAAGCAGGCGAGATTGCCATCCATCCGGATTTTAACGACTTGTTGAACGATCTCAGAATAGCGCAAGAGATTAACGGCGGCCTGGACAAGCGGCAAGGCAATCGCCTCGACTTGGTCGACAGCTTTAGATTAGCGTGCAAGTTTTTACGGCCTATTGGCTAAGCGCCAGAAGCCCAACAGGAAGAAAGCCGTCAAACGCAAGCCCAGACGCATCGCAAAACAACAGCAACAACAGCAACAACAACAGCAACAGATAAGGAAGACGTACACGGCCTTTTGTGTTGACTGCGGCCAGGAGATCCCGCGACCTCCGTTTATGGTCAAGGCGAACGCGGTAGAGCTAGCGATGAATCACACGCACGCAACAGGCCACGAGAATACCAGAATCCGGGAGACTAGTAGTTCATAGGATTGCCCTAAACGGTACACAAGACGATACATCATTATGGTTGGACGTTGTACCGAGGGGCAATACAAAGGCGAGTTATGCCTAAAGCCGCCAACGAGTTATCCCGTGACTGAGAACGGCAAGCTAAGTCCTGGACGCGTTCGTAATGCGGCAGCCAGAGGCAGCCAGCAAGGCGTGCTTGACACGCTAAAACGCAACGGTTTATGCACGTACATGAAGAAAATAGGAGCCGAGTCTGGCGTCTGCAACACAGCCGCAAAATCGGCAAGCAAATACGGCGTAAAGATTTAGTCTCAGAGATGCCCTTCGCCGGCTATACAAATTTTGCCGAGTGCGTAGCCGACCAGCTCAAGAAGGGCAAGAGCAAGGCAGCAGCGCAAAGGATTTGTGGAGCCCTGCAGTCACAAACAACTGGTGCATAAACATCTACGTGGACCAGTTGCCGAATACCAGGGATACCCGGCTCTTCTAAGGTACTCCGGCTTTTACAACGGTAAACGCGTGCCAGGCGTCGAGACGCTGCAGGCGCGACAGGCACAGCTCGAAAGATACTTAGCGGCAAAGCAGCTCGAACTCGATCAGGTTACGGACGAAAAGAAGCAGCTGCGAGAAAGAGACGCCCTGAGCCCCACTCTGCGAATGATATTCCGAAGGGCAGAGACGGAGCTAAACCACGACATCAAGGAGCTAAAAGACGAGCGCGATATGGTACGTGACGCCGCTACTGCACAGGCTGAGAGGCTAATGCGTTACTAGCTTTTTTTCTGGAAGCAGTCGAGACAAACGCCGTCGTACGAATGCCAGTCGTAGAAATCGATCTGCTCCTTATTGCAAACAGAACAATTTTCGTTGCGATGCAGCGCAGCGAATGTCTCAAACGGGTGCGTGTTTCGCTCCCGACAATAAGGACATGGCCTCGCGTTGGGAGTATACGCCTTATGAATCCGACAATACCCAGTTCCGTACATACGCATGGACTTTACGATAATATCAGACTCGGCCCCACTAGTTAGGCATTGCTCAAACCTTAGCTGCCAGCAATGCGATCTAGTCGAATGGAAGGGACTAACGGCCTGTCCTATGTGCGGCAAAATCTACGGCGAACTGGTCGACGAGTCCCAGGACGGTGACAACAACAAGAACAAGAACAACAACAAAGTCGCGTACGCTCCGGCAGTCAACAGGGCAGAGGACGAGGCCATGATAGCACCGTTGCGCAGGCCTGGGATCTCCCGAGAGCGCAAGCGCACCGAGTACGACGACGCATTTTTCGGAGGCCGGGGCATAGTAGTCTTGGAAGACGACGAGGTACTGCCCGTATCAGTTGAGCAAGAAAGAAAGCAAAGCCAGAGCCAAAGGCGTCGTCCAGAAACTCGACAAGGAGATTACCGACGAACTAAGCAATCAAGATCCGGAGCAGCAGATCGCTATCCCGTTAGCTACTAACACAGAGGCCCGCTATCCCAAGCTAAGCTTACCAGGCCGCCATTTATCCGCAGCCCAGGCAGCGGCGCCGCAACCACAGGGGCCGCAGCAAGTAGCAAACGTATTTGGACAAGTCTCCGAGCAAGCGCTGGGCCAGGTCCGAAAAGCCTTGACGCTGGCAGAAGTCGCCGCGCTGCTAAAGGTAACGGATCCGCTTACCGATAGAATCGAGATCCCGTACACGCAGCTAGAGTTCTGGCGTATGCATGACACGTACAGAAGAGACGGGACGGCAAGAAGAGCCGTCAATTTGTTGGCAGATTTCACGCTAGGCGACAGGACATTGAATGTCCTGGACGTCACAAAGGAATATCCGACCAAGGCGCAGCATGACGCAGCCCAGAAAGCCTTGCAAGGTAACGCAGAAGCTCAGGGCATCAAGGCCGAGTTAGACAGGATTAATCGTGTAGTTAACTTCGACCACTGGTGTACCGCCGCTTTCATACAGTGTAAAGTTTTCGGTCGTGCGGTCCTTGTTATTCAGGACGACCCGGAGACAGGTCTGCCTATTTCGCTTAAGCTTTTGTCGTCGATGCGTCTTGGCCGCATCTTTGTTAACCAGGTAACCTGGGAGATCGAAGGCGTAGAATACATCGACTATCAGGGGGTCCAGTCCATAATACCAGAGGACAAGATGATCTATTTCACGAACCTGGATTATGGCATTAGCCCCAACACGTTAGGCATGGGCCTAAGTGACTTCGAAGTCATCATGGACATTTCAGAAACAAATCGCACAGTTCGGGAGATGGACATCAAAGAATTGAACCGTAGTTTATGGGCCCCTTACATTATTTTCAAGATCAACACGAAAAAGCGCAGCGTGATGCAAGCGGTCAAGGACCAATTGAAAGTGGGTGTCCCGTTCGTGCATAACCTAGACGGGGACCTCACGATCCAGAAGATAGAACAAACGCCGCTGGGCCTAATTGAAGAGCTTGACCGCAACGACCACACCATAGGCCGTCACATGGGCGTCTTGACCTTCATGCTAGGCTTTGAAGATTTCCCCAACAGAAGTACGGCAAACAGCACGTTAGACGCCTGGACAAAGTCGGTCCTGGCGAAACTAAGAACCTGGCTCCGCGGCATCATAGAGCCGCAGTGGATAGATCGAAACGTCGCAGTCATAAAGAAGATCACACCCGAGGACGTGCCAATGCTAGATTACAAGGTCAAAATGGACTTTGAAACTTTCACCGTCCAGGACTTGCATAACGATGCGGCAGCCGTTGACCTGTTGGTCAAGGACGGCGTTATCGACGCAGAGAAAGCCCGCGAGGTAATGGGTATGTCTGACATCGACGAACGAATGGCAGCGCAAGACGCGACAAAGCAAGCAAACCTGGCAAAGCAGACTGCTATTACGGAAAGACAGCTAGGCATTCAAGAGAAATCGATGGGTCAGGCGATGACGATGCCGCCTACAAAGCAGCAGCCATTGCAACGGTCAAACCTGGCAAGCGCGGCCAACGCTTCCAACGACGGGGACATAAAGCAAAAGAAGATCGAGGTCTTAGATGCGATTAAGGACCATTATACTAATGCGACTATTGGGCGAGAGAGAACTAAAGGCACTAGAGGACGAGCTGCGCAATAAGCTCTACGACGTAGTGACATCGGTCACGAAGCTCTTTGCCGGCCCGCTGATAGGAGGCTCCTCCTCTCCGGTCCTAATGTTCCAAGACGAAGTCAATGCCATGTTTCGCCATTATGCCGAGAGCGGCTACAAGATGGGGACAGAGCACGCAGCGCTAGCGCTCAGGCAAGAAGGCTACATAACTCACGCCGACATCGACGCCATCAAGCAGATAGCGGCCGATCATAGCGCCAGGTTCTGGGCCCGCATAAACAGGGGCGTTATCGAAAAAGAACAGCAGATGCGCAACTTACAATTTACAGGCGAGGCTCCCGACTCTCACTTAACAAAGGAGTGGATAGTCGATCCGGTCGCCTCGTCTGATGTATTTACGGCGTATAATCAAGCGATTCGTACGAAGGCTTCGAGGCTCACCTGACCGTGGCAATAAAAGACGTTGAGAAACGCATAGCGGCAAAGTTCCCCGGCCTTACGCCGATAGAGCTGCCAGAGGAACCGGCCACAACAAAGACCGTGATGCAATGGGTCACGGCGATGGACGACAAAGTCTGCGCTGAATACTGTCAGCCACTAGACGGCAAGCAATGGGAGATAGACGATGCAAGAATGCCAACGCCCCCCGACAGCACGCATCCTAATTGCCGATGCCAATTGCAGCTAGTCGAGATACCAAGGACCGAGGAGCTCGTGACGTCCGAAGAAGCCGCACTAATAGCGGTCATTGAGACGGTGTCTAATCTATAGCATGAGCTTCGATTCGCTATCCTTCGATGATCAGTCCTTTGACGCTGTGCCAGCAGCCGAACAGCCTGGCGTCAAATACGCCTATCGGCCAACTGGCACGTACGAGCTATCAGCCAACAAGTTAGGCCGTCCTCGGTTCTCATACGCCCGACTGCGCGCTAAACTAGGTTTACCATCATCATGAGCTGGCGGAAGACGAGCAACACTAGGCAGGGTACTAGCACCCTCTACGGTGCAGCGGACTATAACACGCTAATGGACCTGCTTAACGGCGTCGATACAGGCCAGCAAGTCACGATAAACAATAACTGGGCGTTCACCAAGGCCGGACAGCCGACAGGCATAACGGTCACGCCAGGCGCTAATTCGATCACGACGGCTATGCTCCAGGACAGCGCCGTCACCGGTGTCAAGATCGCGGCCGGCACGATAGACAACACCGATATCTCTGCCACAGCCGCTATAGCAAAATCCAAGCTCGCAGCGCTAGCGATCGTTGACGCAGACGTCGCCTCCGGCGCCGCTATTGCAAAGGCAAAACTAGCACCGCTCAACATAGCAGACGCCGATGTCTCCGCAACCGCTGCAATAGCGAAATCGAAATTAGCTGCCCTTAACATCGCTAACGCCGACGTAGCGGCAGCCGCAGCTATAGCATACTCAAAGCTAAATCTGGCTAGCTCAGTAGCACCCGCCGATCTAAATGCGGCGCTGGGTCAGCCCTATCAGGTCCCGCAAATTAACGCCGCTGGCAACGCCGTCCAGTACGCCGATAGCGTGATGATGCCCTCTTCAGGCCGATTATACGGGGCCAGGATGGGCTTTGCTAGTACGACCACGACTAACGGCCTGGGAATCCTGCAAGCAGTCGCCCAAGGTTCCAATGCAACGGCGGTAGGACAGATAACGGCCGTCGACGGCAACCATGTGGTCCACAACAGCGGAACGAGCAACAACAAGGGGAGAGCTGGCTGGTGGGGCATCGGCGGCACAGAAAGAAAGTTTAACCCGATATTCACGGTAAGATACAAGCTAGGACAGGCCTTTACATCAGCCAACGGCATACTGTACATCGGCTTGCAGAACCAAGCTAGCCAGCCTGCGGCAGGCACCGGAGTGCTTGACACCTATCTCGACGGAGCTAGCAAGATCGGCGTGCTCTTTGGTTACAGGTCGGTTGACACTCACCGAATGATAATATCAAACAACGCGCAGACGTTAGCGACGTATACCGACCTAGGTGTTGCACCGGACGGAAACATACACACCGTCTCTATTCAGATAACAGATTCACCGGCCCAGATTAATTGGTGGTTTGACGGCGTAGCGCAGACATCGATAACCAACACTACGAACAACGTGCCGCCCAGTACGACCCAGCTGTACCCTATCCTGATATTGGAGGCACAGACAGCGACGGGGCAGGTCATCACAGAGCACTGGAGTCAGATATCAATGGACTGGATCTAACCTGAATGTCCTGGCGTAAGATAAACAGCAATCGCGTCGGAACTCCGACGATGTTCTCTGCGGTCGACTTAAACAAGGTCATGGACCTCTTGAACGGAGTCAATACCGGCAACCCCGTCCAGATTAACAATCCCTGGACGTTTAGCTCGGGCCTTACTGGAATAACCGGGGCCAATATCACCGACGGCTCTATCGCAGATAGCGAGATGGCCGTGCAGACGACGACCAAGATATCGACGCTTAACAAGACGCTGCTTAACTCTGCAATCCTCTACGCGGACCAGGCCAACACGATAACGGGAGGACTGCAAACAATCCAGGTTGATACATCCCCACTGCTAAAGCTCTACAGACCTAGCAACACGGTCCGCGTCGCCGTAATGTCGTTTCGATCGCAAAACGATAGCCTCGTCGAGACTGAAAGCAATCAGATCACCGGCGGCATGGAGACAAGCACGCCGGGCAACGAGAGCGGTCTGCTCACAATTTATTCAAAGTACGCCGGGACGTTGCACCCAAAGCTCGGAGTGAGAGGCAACCAGATTCTAATCTGGGACTCGGACTGGAGCCACGAGTACGTGATAAGCTCGTCCAATCTTACGGCTCACAATTTTATCACGTTACCAGGCGACGGCGATTCGTTTGCGTATCTCAACCAACCGCAAGCATTCACTAGCAAGGACCTCACAGACCCAAGCAACGTCTTTCCCATCGTAGGCACAGGCGGCGTTTCCGATAACTCGATAACCGATGCAAAGATAGCAGCCCAGACCTCAACGAAGATAACGATAACGAACAAGGCGCAGCTTAACAGCCAGATAGCGTACAAGGACGCCACGGCCTGGCTTACCGATGCAATGGTTAGCGCCACAGCCGCAATAGCAAAGTCAAAGCTAAATCTAGCGGGCACTATCGGCGCGGCAGAGATTACGAACGGCTCTATAGCAGACCTAGAAATTTCAGCGACCGCGGCCATCGCCTACTCTAAACTAAATCTCGCCAATTCGATACTTAACGCGGACGTCAATGCAGCCGCAGCGATAGCCAAGTCAAAGCTAGCCGCCTTGAACATCATAGACTCCGACGTCGCAACGCATACCAGCACCAAAATCTCGATAACAAACAGAGCGCAGCTTAACAGCGGAATAGTCTATAACGACAACACGTACCAGGCCCCGAACCTGCAAGGGTCCCCTATCTCGGGCCATCAATTCGGCGGGCTCGTCCCCAACGCGGACGACCCAGGCGAAGGCCTCCTTAAGAACATGGTGCTTGTGAGGACGACGCCCGACGCAATTAGCACGGCCACGTTTGACACCCTCGCCTCGTGGGGACTGCAATTCACGACCGCCGGCGTGAACCATCCCGCCGGGTTCTACAAGGACACGGCCGTAACATATGCGAACAGGAATCCAAGGATTCGCGTGCTGCCTCTTCTGGTCTCGCCCAATGTCAGCGACAGATTCTATATTGGCTGGACAGGCTACGGGACCGCCCCGCTCCCAGAAAGCAATACGCCGCTAGCGTCGACGGACGTCGGAATACTGCTCGGATTTAGGGGAGTAGACACGACATGGAAGGTCTTCTCTAGCGCCGGGACTGGCACGGCTATGACAGTAAAAGATACGTTTGTCGATAGATCGAACTCCGCCGGCGTGCTCAGGGACTTCGAGCTAAAGTCCGTCTCAGGATCGAACAAGTGGACGATAAATCCAATCCATACCGGCTATGCCGGCGACACGGCAACGCCTAACGTTCCGCAAGACGTGACGACCAATATCCCAGCGACAAGTTCCAAATTGTATTTCCATTGCGTTTACCAGAAGACGCTCTTTACGACGACAAGCTCGATGAACGTCCTCGGCGCAGAAGTAGAGTCTGGGTCTGTTTACGGCGGCACTCCATCATAATGACGACGACGAGCAACGAGTACACGCTCTATATCGACGGCTCTACGTACTATGCAACGGACCTCATCACCGCTAATACTATATCAAACGCGAGCTTTTCGGGGCTATTCTCGACGCTGAACACGAATCTGGGCACAGCGGGAGGGAGGCTATTCGTGAGACCTGGGACCTATGCCATCGACGGCCAGCTCAACCTCACGCATCCTATTAACATAATGGGGGCAGGCCGGGGAAGAACCGTCTTTCAGAGGCAAATGTCTGCGTCCTCCACAACCATCAACATAGGCACGGTGACGGGAGTCACATTTTCCAAATTCACAGTAGACGGAAATTATCCTACCAACACGAGCAACCTATTCGCAGAGATCGCCAATAGCTCAGGAACGGACATCCTATTTGACGACTTAGAGGTCAAGAACTTTAACAACAGAGCGATAAACAACAGCGGTCCTCGTGCGGTCATCCGGAACTGCATTATGGGACCAAGCACAAACACGGGTTCCAACACGACGGGCGCGTTTTTCTCAGGGGCGAACGCCACGACGATACTCGACGGCTGTACGATTGCGGGCAATGCAGGCGGGGCCGTCTTCGCGATGGGAAGAACGATAGTCGAGCGATGCTACATCGGCAATAACACGTTTACATATGGCGGAGGCCAGGTCGCAAACGGCGGCTCGGCCACGACACTAATCGTCAAAGACTGCATTATTGATCCCGGCCCGGGCTCCGCAACGGACTCTGGCATCGAATTCGGCCCGCTGACAACCGGGATCGTACCCGAAATGTTCGCGGCAATAGGCAACAGACTAAACGGCGGCATGGGCGAGGGAATAGTGACCGATCCGACCGTGGGCGATCTCCCGCTGCTCATCAAGGACAATATCGTCAAGAACTACCACGCCGCCGGTATTCTGATGTGGGGAGCAAGCCAGAAGCACTTTGCCATAACAGGGAACATATGTTACGACGACCAGGCCACACCAACGCAAACGTACGGTATACTGATAGGGAATCCGTCAGGAGCCGACGCGACGCCATCAAACGCAGACTATTACATCATGAAGGACAATATTTGCTATGGTAACGTAAACGGGCAGTGGCTCGACATGGGCACGGGAACCCATAAGGTAGTAAAAGATAACATCACGCAATGACGGCCACAAGCAACGACTACACGCTCTATGTCGATGGCCCGACGTACTACGCTAAGGATCTAGTGACAGGTAACACGCTATCGAACGCCAGCTTTTCGTCACTCATAGCGGCACTAAACACCGCGCTAGGAGCCGCAGGCGGCAGAGTGTACATCCGTGGCGGAACGTACAACCTCGACGCCCAGATAACGATTACCCATCCTATCGACTTCCTGGGAGCGGGCAGAGGCAAGGCGATACTTCTGAGGACCACTGCGGTGAACGGCACGACAATCCAGTTCAATACCCCCGGCGTGAACATCTCCGGGCTTACAATCGACGGCAACTACCCGACCCAGAACATTAACCAATTCGCCGAACTTGCATTTGGCACCGGCGCCGGGGGGATTCTGGTCAACGACATAGAGATAAGGAACTTCAAGACAAGGGGCATCAACAACAGCAACAATGGGGCCGGTCCGGTAGTCATCTCCAATTGCGTCATAGGGCCGTCCACGTCCTCGCTTGCCGCCGCGCTTTTCTCCGGCGTGAATACCAACACGATAGTCGACAGCTGCAATATTTCCGGTCTGCTAGGCGGCGGCCCGTTTTTTGGGGGCCGCGGCATAATCTCCAAGTGCGTACTTGCCAATAATACCGGGACGGCCGCAGGAGGCGATGTCGCCGCTACAACGGACGGCACCTATCTCGGGGTGTTCGACTGTATAATAGGCCCAGGCCCGGGAACGATCGACGACTCCGGCATCGAGCTAGGTCCCACGAACACCCCGACCACGTACGAATGCATCGGAAACGTAATTTTTAGCAAGAACGGCGCCGGGATCACATCGGACCCGGGAGCTACCGCGCCCGTAATTGCGGTCGGTAACGTGATCTTTAACATGGGCAAAAGCGGGATTAAGATGCAGGGGACCGGCCAGAGCCATTTCCTAATAGCGAAAAACATCTGCTACAATAACCAAGCCTGTGGCGTGGACATATCCACCTCGGCAGGCGCGCCGATTGGTGTAGACAGTTACACCGTAAAGGACAACATTCTGTACGGCAACGTACTAGCACAATGGCAGGATATGGGCACGGGCACACACAAGAAGATAAAGGACAACATAGTACTGTAGTAGAAAAAAAGCCGCTTTAGTCGCGGATGGTTCACGTCCGCGCTTTTCTAATCAACAGCAAGCAGAACGCAAGAGGCTGGCGCGTCAATGCGACGACGCTAGTCAGAAACGTCTTATCATTTATCAAAAGGCCGCTTATCCTAAAGCGATATGCCGATGGCCGCATCGATCACCGCGAGTGGGATAGCTCGCTTTCCGCATCTGACAATTTCCGCGACCAAGAGCGTAATGCTATCGGGCACATTGACCGTGTGCTCTACGACAGGGATACCGACTCCTATTATGCTGACATCGACATAACGAATCCAGCTGCCGAGAACTGGATCAGGGCGTACAATGGCAGCAAGATCCCGATTGCCGTCAGTCCTCAAATTATCTACGACCGACGCAAAGAGACGGCGACCGATATTAAGGAGTGGTTCGGCTCTCACCTAGCAATAGTTGGAGCAGGGGCTTACGGTCCTCAAGCCGTCGCTACGAATCTATGCGAAGGCGATTGCCCTATCGATCTGCCAAAAGGAGCAAACGCGTCCGGCTTCGTCATAGCGAGTAACTATTGCGAGGACGCACCAATCCCGGTAGTCAACTGGCTGCAAGCAGCTAGCGCTAATTTCGATACTTCTCTAGGGGCTTCTGACGGTCAAATTTCTCTTAGTAATATGTCGATGACAGAAGTTACGCCGCCAGGCCAACAAACGCCGGCGGCTACGGGGCCTCAACCTAGCAATAGCCCGCAGAAAGAGGCTCCGTTTATCAAGGACGTACCGACGACTAGAGCGCCGGTCACAGTCCCACAAGCGCCAGCAACAGAGCAGAAACCAACGGAGCAAAACGTCGATTATAAGCAGCTATCCGAACAACTCAAGACCGAGCTTGAGAGCGCAAAGCTCAAGATAGCAGAAGGCCAGACGCTACGCGACACGCTAACGGAGCACGAAAAGAAGCTAGCCAAGTACGACGCGGACACCCGCGAGCGCAACGTGAGAGATATGATCCCGGTATTCTTGCCAGAATTCCTAGACAAGAAGGGCCTCATAAACAGCGAGGCAGTCGACGGCAAGGTCAAGGACTTTTTGAAGAGAGGGTTCACCCCCGAGGACGTGCGCTATATGTATGCCGAGAAGGTCGCAGCTTTTGAGGATGCGCTAAACGCCGGAAGCAATGGCAAAGGCGGGTGCAGCTGTGGAAAAGGCGAAACTGCCGCGGCAAGCGGGTCTATGAACTATCCGGTGCCAGAAATTCAGGTGCCAGCAGAACAGCAGCCACCGCAGACCCGAGAAAAGCCTTGGTTCGTTAACGCTGCCAAGTTCCTGGACTCCAAAAATGGTCAGTTCTCAAAGCGACCGGGACGGGTGCTCTGATTCATGGTACAGACAGCAGGGCAAGCAGTAACCTACGACATCGTAGGCACAGCAGAGCCCGGCGATTTTACAGTTAGACAGTACAACAAGACCGCGCCAGCAGCAACGGCAGGCAAAGTCTTCGCGCTGACCAACACCGTGACCCCGAACTCCTTCCAGCAAGCAGGAGCCGCAGACGTGAGGCCGTTCATAGTCGTGTCCCAGCAATCCGGCTTAGGAACAAGCGGCCAGTTGAACAGCCCAACGGTCCTAGCATTTGCAGAGGGCCAGGTCTACGTTATAGCGGGCGGAGCAATTCAACCAGGCAGCTATGTGATGCCAGACGGTAGCGGCAACGTCATAGCCTACAGCGGCGCGCTTGATAACAAGGTCGGAAAAATGCTTCATCTGCCAGGCGACGATGGCGCGTCTAGTCAAAAGAAAGCAGCGGCGACCAACGACGTGATCCTTATCGATCTCAATGAGGTGTAAAAAGAAAAATGATGGCTAATCCCAACCAAGTAGCGGCCTACCAGGCGTACAAGAACAAGCAGAATGAAGAGCTTGCGCATTTTATGAACTTGCAAAGCATGGAGGGCGTCGCTAAGCAAACTTTCCTAAAGGAGAGACAGGCCGACAAACTTCGCAATTCAAAATCAGCATGGTTCTACCCAGGCTATGAAGAGGCAAAGGACGAACGAACCGGCAAGGTCCTAAAACCTCGCACTATTTACATAGGCGAGACGGAAGACCGAGCAAGGCCAACATGGGAGGTACCGATCGTTAACGGTCAAGCCCTGGCCGATATCATAACAGAGAACAAGAGCGGTCAAGCAGCAAGCGCAAGCATGGACAAGAAGCGTGACAATTTCATTTCGCCCTGGGCGACAGAATTCGCAGAGGACGCGTATAACTGGTATACCGCTGCAAGTGCTGGCATGATGACTACCGCAGACTTTCCCGTTATGCAGCTTGTCACTACATTCACGGACATCCTAAACGTCGAGCAGCGAGTCTTTACACTGGACCAAGCGGTGACGCAGAAGCAGACAAACGTGTTGAAAATTATGGTCGCGGAGTATAACAGATTTGGAATAACCGAAGAAATAGGCGAGCTTGAAACCCCCGACACTAGAAAGGGCAACTTCAGCACGACGACCTTCACTCTCGGGAAGGCAGGCGGTCACGTTGCATGGTCCGACGAGTTCTCGATGGTAAACTGGATCGACGACCCGCAAAGATACGCGACCCAGAACATGGCAAGCGACATCGTCCGTGTGAAAGTAAAGAAGATAGCAGCGATACTGGCAACGGCCTCAGTCACAACGGGCGGCTCTAGTTGGAACGCATACAAAGCAACCGGCGCTGTCGATACCTCAAATGTTAACCCATTACTGCAAGTCCTCACAGCGGCCAAAGAAATCGATGGCAACTATGGAGTAGCCAACGTACTAGCATGTTCGCAGCTTACGTACAACGCCTACTTAGGCAACACATACGTCTTGCCACTAATCAGTACGCCACAGGACATAAGCCCGCTAGTAGGAACTGTGAACGGTCCTAAAGGCATGCCAGACTATACGCTATACATCGACCGCTCGATAGCCGACGGGATTATGTACGTCTATTCGCGCGATGCCGTGTGGTTCGTACAAGGACCAGCGAGGACAAGCACTTACAGGGACGAGTTACCTGGAGCGCAGGGCGTCTTATTTAGAGACTGGCACAAAGCAGTCGTACGGAAAGCAGGATGGCTCAGACAGTTGACGGCGCTAACACCATGAGCAGCGGCGAAGAACCTCCAGCAGCAACAACAACAGCAACAACAGCAACAACAGCGACGCCAACAACGATAGACGCGGAGAGCGCAATGCTCTACAGCGACGCCGATCTAAAGAACCAGCTCGGGATATTGATCCGCGAAGCCCTTAGACGTGGCATCGCCCTAATGGTACAGGACTTCGCCTCCCCACCACCACCACCAGCGACATAGGGAAAGGTTTTACACAACCGTACCTATCCCTAATTTTATGCATTCAAAAAGTTTAGCGGCAGCCGCGCTTATCGTCCTGCTAGCGTCCATCATGATCATAGGAGCGCAGACAGCGACGGCGAAGCCAGTCATAAAAATAAGACACCCAGCCGAAGGCGAGAGAGATCCCGCCAATACGGCGATTACGGTCGTGGGCTCAAGTGCTCCCTCAAATGCGACAAGACCCAATTGCATTGTCTCAATACAGGTTGACGGCAACGGTTACTTTGCAGTGACACCGCAGGGCCTGCCCCCCAATGAGACGCCCTATCAGACTTGGGCCGGAATTCTTCCACCACAACCACAAGGCGAGCACCAAATGGAAGCACAACTGGTATGTCACAACGCAAAAGGTAGCGTGGTCTTCGAGAAACACCTTACCCGGCACTTTGTCGCTTACATTATTCCAATTGGGCCATCAGGAGAGGGCGGAGTAGCGAAAGTCCCGCCGTTACCAGCAGCTAACGCGACTACTACTACGAACGCAACAGAAGGAAAATCGATCCTAAGTAATGCGACCACGTCGCCTCCGTTGTTGAAGTAATAATTTGGTTCACCCAAAGACAATCGAAGAGTACGAGCGGCTCAAGATCAGCGACCAGTACGAAGAGACTGCGCACGATTCCCACCTGAAGAGCGTGAGGGAAATAACCAAGAACGACAAAGCCCCCAAGACATTCGTAACAGACGTTTACCGCGTACGCGTCGCAGACGAATACGGTACAGAGTCCGAGTACATCATTTGGCAGCAAGACGTAGTCGCAAAGACCGACATCGATAACACCTACAGATGGCACGAGGACGCCAGCGATACCTCCATCTACTACACGCCGGTAGTCGAGAAGGCCGTCAGGCTTAACCCGGACACAGAGCAATCGGAGACCTACGTTAAGCAGATGCGAGGGCTTGAGACGCATTACCAGTACCCGTTCGAGCAAAAAAACATCGACATGATCAAAAAGAAGGTCACACTTGCGACGCGCTATTATGCAAGGGATAACTCTGGCTTTACGCGAGCAGTCACCAACTTCGCCGACTGGTCCACTCGCAGCTTTGACGAGCTGATAAGAGGATCCTCCGCCCCCAAAACTTGAATTGAAGGCCAAGGTCTGGATCGTATCGGACGCCAAGACGAATCAGGTTAAGCGGGTAGTAGACACCCACACCAAGGCAATCATGTCAAAAGGATTTGACGAATACGTCCAAGAATTCGAGGTTCTCTAAATGCCGCCGCCAGTATCGATAATGGATCTGCCATGTTGTTGTGGGCCTATCAGGAGATGGCTGTTGCCGCTTGCAAACAATGGATGCTTAGTCTGATCGATTATTGCGTTGCCCTGCTTGAGAACGTCTTTTATGAGCTGCTGGTTTTGAAGCGTCGCATTGCCGACCTTGACACTAAGCAGCTCGACCTTCTGTAATTCCTGGATCTCATCCACCGACCGAATCGTTGCTAACACGCCGGTCGCAGCGATCCCGGCAAGCAGCAGGACGAAATAGACACGCTGCTCACTGGTACGCGCTCCCCTTTTTCTTATCCACCACCCAGAAACCCGGACAAGCAGAGCCGCAAAGGCTACGATGCTCAGGTCTTGCCCTATTGCTATGGCGGCATCAATCTGTAATACCAAAAATAACCCTAGACGACTACTGCGGCCTTCGCATAGATGAGCTGTACATCAATCGAATGATGAAACACGTTAGACGCAGGATCCTGCTCCTTAAGCTCCATAGTCCGGAATAGCTGCATTTGTTGTATGCCAGAGCCCTTCAAGCCGTCCTCGTTCGTCTGCACCAGCTGCTCGATAAAGGCCGACGCGGCTGCCAGGCCCGGAGGATAGACCCACTGCATTGACATATCGAACATATCCAGCACCACAAGGCTACGATAAGCAATAAGGCCAGGCATCAGTCCCAAAGCCTGGATCTGTACTTGATTAATGATCTCAGTCGCAGCAACATGCAGACCCGGCGTACCAGTCCACCACGTCCTCCACTTCACAGTATCAACGGCCGGCATGTTCGGAGAAAAGCCAGCATCCCAGTTATCGATAATGTAATCGAGCAGTATATCCCTAGCCCGGTTCGTACCCATGAGGTCGGAGTTAGCGCCGGATGTGACTAGGATCTTAGCCAATCAGAGAATCCACGTGCCATAAACGACGTCGGCATATGATGGCATAGCACCGCCGCGCGATTTCGTTTCGAATCTGTAGACGGCGTCAGGATTAAGCGGGTAAGTCTGATAGTCGCCGACCTCGATCATAGGCGAGCCTGTCTGTGGATCGACGTCTGTGTCACGCGCAATAATGTTATCGCAGAGAGCGATCGCTGCGTTAAGCGAGTTCTTTGCATTAGCGGCCTGTACCGGGAATTTGTTATTGATCATGAACAAGGCAAACTGCTCGCTTGCAGTCTGAAACGTTGGGTATTCGGGATTGCTAGGATCTGGGACCGCACCAACACGCCTCAAGACCTCCGAGTCCCCAAAAGCAATAGCCGCTGTGATCTCCGCGTCAGATACTAGGCCCGTGCCTGGATTACCAAGCAGCGCCCTAAGCTCCGTTGGATCTGCTATCGTCATCAAACGGGCTTATGCGTCGCGTCCCATCTGTGAATTAACTTCGCCTCATAGGGCACAAGCCACTTTTGATATTGCTGCCGAGCGTCTTGATGCTCGGCTGTACGCAGCTCATGGTCATGTCGAAACTTCACGGACTTGATAATCTCGAGGCTAGGCACTTGAGGCACTTTATGATAAAGGTGCGTCGGGTCCTTCATGCGATAATAATAGTGCGCGCCCTTGTAGTACTCCAAGTTATACGGTTGATACCAAAGCCGCGGATAGTGCGAGTACTCGACGTCGCCTTCTTTCATCCAGACGTCGCCATGTCTAACTTGGTTATCGTACGCCCTCGCCGCAACTTGGATATAGATAGAGAATACATGGTGCCGACCAGCATACTGGAGCTGTACAACACGGTACGCCTCTTCCCTGAAGGCCTGCCAACTCGCCCTATCTGCATTCTGCGCGTACTCGTCCGTGTCAAGGATTACAAGATAGTCACATCCGTACTTTGCGCATAGCCGCAGATACTCGGCCCGCTTTTGTGGCTCAGGCCACGGCGCGTCTAGCAAGATAGCGTTGCTATAGCTTTTCACAACCTCGCGGCTGCCGTCCGCGGACAGGTCGGTCTTACCCGGACGGTTCGGGAATTTCCCGTCCAAGCAAAACATGTAATCAAAGCCCAGATGTATCGATTCAAGCAGCCGCGCTAGGCCGTCACGATCTTCGAAGAATATGATCCCAGCGGCAAACCTCAATTTTGCTTAGTTGTCACAAGCGGATTTGCGATTCAAAACAAACAACAAACATGACATTCGGATTCATCCCTATAGGACCGTGGAGCGTCGTCAAGCCCCCGCAGTATGTGGAGGAAACGACGATCGGAGTCCCGCCAGCAAGTCCGGTCTTCAAGATGGCCGGCAATTTATCGACCCTTGCGGTCAGCAGAACGGATCAAGTATTAGACACGCGCTATGTAGGCAGTCGAGACGTACAATCAGAAGTGCAGCTCGGCATCGAGCACGGCATCGATCTATCCTACATACCAAGCGACATAACGCTAATGAAATACGGGACAGAGTACCCCGTCGGCGTAGGCACGTCAGCAGCTTCGCTTTGCTTTGTCGAGTCGGTGCTACTAAACGGAGTCGAAAAGTACGTCGAATTCCTCGGCTGCCTTTGCGACAAAATCTCTGTCAAAATTAGCAGAGCCGCCGGCTTCTCTGTCACTCAAAGCTTCTTTCCAAAGACGGCAGTCGACTACGCGGCCTCATTACAGGCCCCAATAACAACGCCCACGTTTGGCACACCGTCGGCTGCAGATCCTTGGACCGGCATAACCTCCGGGCAGGACCCCTTATCCTGGAACGGCGTTACCTATCCAATCAAGGACTTTAACTTCGACGTCAGCCAGAACGTCATTAAAGTCGAGACCAACGGGACCGCATCATTTGAGTACGCAGCGCCAGGCAACCGAGACGTCACATTTAGCTTTGGCACGTGGACCAAAGACGGCACACTTTTGGGCGATATGAGCGGCCTTATCGACAGGACCATGATCTACACAATGGCCGTGGTTGCAGGGACGTACTACATAGCCACGTTCAACAACGCATCCATCAGAGACTACAAATGGAGCCAGGCATCCGGCACCAACGATTTCGTGATGGAACAATGGACGGGGCGAGCTAGAGGCGTTACGCTATCATCACACACCTAGTAGTAGTAAACGCAAATGGTCAGCGTCGTCCAGATAATCGAGATAATAGTGCTAGCCATACTAGCCTATTGGCTCTACATCGGCGTAAAGCGCAATGACAGGATAAGCATAATCATAGCCGTCATTGCGATAATTGCCGTCATAGTGCTGCTAGCTGGGGCCGTCGTGAGCCTCACATAGCCCGTTAACTTCTCTTTTTTTAGCGCAAGCTACAACCAAGCGATGTCTAGCGATAGCGCTCCAACAACAACAAAGAGCGAAGATAATAAAGAGAAAGGCAAGGACGACGATAAGGGCGTCCTATTCGATAAGCAGCAATTCCCCGGCTTTATCCAAAGCGAGTTTGATCGGTACTGGGGCACATTGTCGGCCGACAAGACCAAATACCTGGCAAAGCTCGCACTCAAGGACTCATTCGAGATCGATGTATTCCCACCGACCCCGGAGCTTGACGACCCAGATGCCGACCTCCCGATAGGCGACGGAATAGCCGGCAAGCCCGTTAAGGAAACGTTTCGAGCAAACGATTGCACTACTCACCAGTGGAATATCATGCAGAACCTCAGAGCCGACCTAGCCACGGCAGAGCAAAACGCTCGCGACCGCGTCCTCAATAGCGAACCGGGCAAAGGCGTGCCAGAAGACGAGATGAACAAGATCAGGACGTCCGTTATCGAGAAAGATGCACGGGCCTACTATTACATGTCAAAGATATTCTTCCGAATGAGCAAGACCAAGTTTAACCAAGCAGACCGAACGCAGCTGCGCGATGCTTGCGACGCAATGAGCCACAGGACTATCATATCCGTCCCAAACTCTCAGGGACAATCAAATCGCTCATATACCTAAGAGATGAGGCCGAAGAGCTTTCCAAAGAGCTTACGCCGCTTGAAACGAAATACGTGACAATGTTCGCATACTGGAAGAGGCTTAGGCTAATGCCGTGGCAATGGGGCCTAACAAAGGAGCCATGCGTCGAGCACATCAAAGCGCTCTATGAAATGGATCGCATGGTCCGAGACGCTGATAGGATGTATAAGGAAATGGGCAAGGATCAAGAACAACAACCACCAAGGAGGCCGCCACCAAAACTAAGATGACCGTCACAATGGAGTGGGTAGGGCTAGACAAGATAGCCGCCGGCTTAGGCGAGGCTAAGACGCTCGTACAAAGCGAGGTAATACCGTACGCGTTACAGTACGCCATTAACATCGCACAGCAAGAAGCTAAGCAGGTTTGCCCGGTAAGAACCGGATTCCTGCGCAATTCAATTCATATCGAAAACACCGGCCCGACTGAAGTGAAGCTAGTGGCTAGTGCCTCATACGCCGGCTATGTCGAATTCGGGACTAGCAGGATGGCCGGCCGGCATTTCATGCAGTCGGGATTCATGACAGCTTACCCAGCGTTTCAACAGGCTATCTCCATGAGGATAAGCGAAATGTTCGGCTTTACGGGCAGACACTTCGGATGATATGAGCAGCGAGTACACAGCTACAGTCGTACTCCGGGGCGATGCTACGCAGCTAACTCAGGTCCTAGATCAGACTAACCAGAAAATTCAGCAATCCGGTGAGCAGACCCAGACAGCAGCGCAGAAATTTAACACGTTCTCGCAAAGCATGGTCGGCCTGGTCGGCGGCTTTACCGCAGTAAGCGCCGGCATCCTGGGGATGGTTACGTCTTACACGTCGCTAGAAAAAGCGCAGACTATAGCTCAGCGGTCTTCGGATCGACTCAATCAGGCCAGGATTACCGAGCAACAGCTGCAGGCCAAGGTTAACGAAATGCAGGCTAAGGGACTGACTGGCACGGAGGCGTACAACCTGACGCTGCAAAAGCTAGAGCTGCAGCATCACAAGGTCCAGACGGCCCAAGAGACTGCAACCATAGCCCAACAACGCGCTAACGAGGCGATGGCTAACTTTGCCACGCAGATAGCACCGCAAGCTTTGTCCGTAATAGGCGGCCTTGCGTCCGCAATATCGTCGGCCCCAGGACTTTGGTCGAAGCTGCAAGGTTCGATAGGCGGCGCTGGCGGCGGCCTAACGTCATTCATTACCGGGCCCGTTGGCATTGCCTTAATCGGTATCGGCGCCCTTGCCACGGTCCTAACCCTGGTAGCAACGAACGCCTTTGGTTTCAGAGATGCACTAAACGCAGCGGGCAAAGCAATAGGCGACGCCGTGCCGTTCTTGCAGCCGCTTCTAATCGCAATAAAGGCTCTGGGCGAACAAGTCGGCCTCACCGGCAACGACACAAAACAGGGCTTTAACGGCATGAATCAGGACGTCGTGAACTTTGCGACCGAGTCAGGCGACAACCTGAGAAGATGGATTCAGCAGATCAATTCGCTGGGCACCGATCTTCGTACCGAGAACTATCAGAAGTTTTGGCTTGACCTCGGCAAGATGATGGCCGATAACAGCGCGTCCAACGTTAAAGGCATGCAGCAAATGTGGGCCGCCATGCTTGTGGACTTTAACAACTTCGTCGACGGCCTCAATAAAGGACTTCACGCATTAGGCGGCGTCGTCCAGGCCGGCTTCCAGTTGGCATTCGGAGGACTCGCGTCGTGGTTCGAAACCACCGTCATTAGTCCAATATCCAAAGCCTGGGACGCGCTAATTGCTAAGCTCTCGGCTCCCCTTCCCAAGGTTCCGCCTTCGCTTCTGGCTCCAATTCCCGGAGCAGAGAAGCCGATCCCCGCTATCTGGGAAAAGGGAGGAGGTATATTCCCAGCTGGTCCGCCGCCCCCCCCTCCGCCCACAATAACCGGCGTCGGTGGCGGCGCTGCCGGCGCTGGTGGAGGGGTTACAGCAGCCGTTACCGCTGTCTCCCCCACCGTAACCGCTACGGCCACCGCTATGACTGGTCTTGGGGGAGCGATTGATTACGTCTCGGCGTCCTCGCTCAAGCTCATATCGACGAACGCCGCCACCACCAAAAGCCTGACCGATACCCAGGTAGCGACTAACAAAGCGTATAACGAGGCCCTCAAGTTCGCCCAGGTTCACAACATGGTAATCCCCGCGGCAATGCTCAAGTCCGCCGCGGCCCAAGGCAGGGGCGAAGAGGCCCTAATCTCCTATGTCAACGCACACAAGGATTACCAGCTTGAGCTAGACAAGGTGAACGCCTCAAACGCAAAGCTGCAGCAACAGATCACGGCCACGAGCGAGAGACTGACCACGGGCAGGGCCGCGCAAGAAGATTACACAGCCGGCGTACTTGAACAAGAGGCAGCGCTCCAAGCAATGCAGGAGCAACACCTGAAAAGCGCCGGGAGTCTTGCCACGCTAGAGGCCCAGATAAAGAGCGGAGCAATAACAAACGCAGCGTACGCTCAGGGAATAGACGAGCAACGCAAGGCTTTTCTTGATTCCCAGGTCGCAGTCGCAAAGAGTGCCGGAGCAGTAGCCGAGTACACAAACGAGGTCCGTACCGGCGTACCTCAGATTGTCGCCTTCAAACAGGGAGCAATAGACGAGGCAAAGGCGTTACTAGATCAGCAAGTCGCCCTCTCTAATACCGCGGGCAAACAGGCCGAGCTAAGCTTTGCGCTATCCACAGGCAGGGCTCAAGCCATTGCATGGACTGACGGCATGCTCCAGGGCCGGGCGGCATTGCAGCAGCTCGCCGTCGACACCGATACTTTGCGCGGCAAGCTCTTCTCGATGGCTGCGGACCTGAAATCAGGAGCAAGCGAGTTCTTATCCTATCAAAAGGGACTAGCCGAGGGCGGACTTGCCTTCGTCGACTTCATGAACAAGGCAAGTGAGGCAGCCGCGCAAAATCAGGTCTTCGATAGATCAATCGCCGACGCCGCCAATAAGCTAGGCTTCCTAAGCTCTGGACTTGAAGCGAACACGAAGAATCAAGAGGACTGGATCGCAGCAATGAAGGGCGATCCTGATGCAATTGACAAAGTCAACGCCGCCCTGAAGGCGATGGACGACAATCTGCAGAAGCTAGGGCAGGGCTTTATCGATCAGGCCGGCAAGGCCAAGACGTTCAAGGAATTTCTAAAGGGGCTCGATCCCGCGATACGCGCAGCTATTCCGAAGGACATCGAGAAAGACCTGTTCAATATAGGCCACGCCCAGGAGGCCGCTAAGGGATGGTTCGGCGCTATAGAGGGCATCCTATCCGGAGACGGCCGTGCGGCGCTAGAACGAGCGATCCCAGCCATGGAGCAGGGCATGATGTCGCAATTCAGTAAATGGGGGCCGGACGCGACTGCAAAACTGCAGCCATTCTTTGACGTTCTAAATCATCCGGAACGATATGCAACCGACGCAGCATGGGGCGCGGCAATACAGAAGGCGTACGAAGCGATGCTCGCCCCGGTTGGCAAGTCGAACGAGCTCGTCAAGTCGCTCGGATCAAACGCGCAAAGCACTCAGGGCGTCTTTAGCGGAGCGATGGATCAAATGTCCGGGAGCGTCAAGAAATTCTCCGACGCGTTTGTCGCTAACATGGCCAAGGTGAACGCGATGGCCCCCTCGGCCCGGGGCGGTTGGGGGTTAGGTACGATAGGGGCGGCAATGGCAGCAGGCCAAGCAACCGCCGCGCCCGCGAAGCCCACCGGTGCAGCGACCCCGATCGACACTACCGCAGCGACGGCCGCTCTTAAGGCCCTGCAGGCGGAAGCCCAGGCAATCTTTAACAATATTGCCAAGATGGCCCAGGGAGCAAAGGACCAGATCAATGCGTTTTTTCTACAGGCAGCAAAGGACGTCGACGGCTCGCTAAGGGGATTGATGGCGAACGCTCAGGCCATCTTTAACAACATAGCGGCAATGCCCCCAGGCGTAGCCTCATCGATGAACAGCAACTTTGCCTCGGGAGCTAAAGACGCAGATGGCTCGCTGCAGGGGCTTCAAGCAAACGCCCAGGCCATCATGAACAACATCGCAAAGATGCCGACCGGCGTAGCCGCGTCATTGAATAAAAATTTCAATACAGGCGCTAACGACGCAGCCGGAGCACTCAACAACCTGCAGAACAAAGCCCAGGGCGTAATGAATAATATCGTAGCCGCCGCCCACAGCGCGGCCAACGCGGTCGCAGCAGTAGGCACAGCAATAAGAAACCTGCCAAACAAGACCGTCACGATAACGGCCAACACCTCGCAAGCGATGTCGGCGATTCACTCAGTCCAATCAGCAGTCGACAACCTACACGGCAAGTCGATAACCGTGTCCGTGGGCCTGACGGGCCCAGGCGTGGGCTTCCTGCAACACGGCTTCCACGGCGTCGTATCGTCGCCTCACCTATTCATGATAGGCGAAGCAGGACCCGAACGAGTAGACGTATCGCCGATCCCCTCGGGACATCCCACCGAGACGCCGACATTCGATAGGACCGTGAATTTAATTCCGGCCCTTCAAGGAGGGGGCGCGAGAGCCGCGACCGGAGTAGGAGCAGGAGCGGCAGCGGCGCTAGGCAGAGAAATCACGATAATAGTCAACCTAGCCGGCCGAGAAATCTGGCGCGAGGTCAGAAAGAACATTTTCGAGGACATTAGCCAGTTTTGAGTAGCTCCTTCAACCTTAACGCGTACTACAAACTCTACAGCCCCAAGCTAGAAATCTACGATAAGGACTGGGGGCTGATATTCACCTACGACAGCTTCGCAAGCAGCAACCCGATTAACCTGGAATACCTGGACTGCGAAAACGCCGTCGGCTCCGCGGGCACATGGTCATGCATCATAAACGACTACGATCGAGTGCTGGACAGAAATACGCTAGGCATGAGCAACCGCGTCATGATCTACAAGGGCCAGGACGCAGCGCATTACAGCCGGGTCTTTAGCGGCGTCTGCCGCTACGACGAAAATATACGCAACCGCGGCGATGCCTTAAGCTATCTCCTGACCGGTTACGGGAGCCAATACATAGTTAACGAGCGTGTCGTTAATTTTGCCAAGTCAGCCCCGCAGAAAGCTTCGCTAACAAGCACGGGGGGCTTTGTGTTTGATCCTAGCATGCAAGCTAACAATATCGTGACGTCAATAATCAGCGATCCCACGTCGCAGCCAGTCGCGCATCCTACTATAGCAGAGTCCGGAGGCTTCACCGACCTGTCGGGCATCGAGGACCGCGTCGATAATTTCCTACCCGCTATTTACCTGCCATACATCGACGGCAATTCTGCGCTAGACCAGATCACAAGTCTGATCGGGGCCGAGTGGGGAGTCGATAAGGACAACCGCTTTTATCTACGCTTCCCGGACACGGGAGCCGACGTCGATACTATCATAATAAAATCCGCGCCCGACTACGTCAATGATGACCCAACGCTTACATCGTACATGATAGGAGGCGAGCAACGCTATGGCCGCTCGATGCGAAAAGAGGACGGCTTTGCTAATCGCCTCTTTGCTTTAACATCAGCGCAGTCCGTCGTTAACTCTGCAAGCAATGCAACGGGCGGATCTGAGACTTTGCACGACAAGGGCATCGCTCAAATGGTCATACCAGGCTCGCAAAAGTTCCGCGATCTCGCCCTGTCATTAAGCAGAGTAGGAGCGCCCGATACGTCAAGCGATCCCTATTTGCACGGCTCAATAGTGCTCGACGACGGGGCAGAGAGCCCTAACATGAAGGCCAAAGTCGGCCAATTCGATATTCTCCTTGAAAATATACCAAGCGGTTCGCAAGCCGGCACGGTCTACAGCTTCAACGTGACCTACGCCGACAAGGTCCACGTCGTACCGAACCTAAAATATTGGATAATATTGCATCAGATAGGCGTGCTAAACGACCAGAACAACACAGTACGCTGGTACCACAATAATGACTTTGATACGCCCGACCAGTTTAGCGCAGTAAAATCTCCTGGCACGGTCGACGACGACACCAACGAAGAGATAGGCTGGGTAGTCAATGACACGGGCCCGACATATTCCTACGCAGCTTTCTCGTCGCTGACGCATGTTAGCGTAGCCTGGGACGCCCGCAGCATAGACCGCTGGGGATTGGTAGACGGCTTCGTAAACAACCAAGCAATATCAGATTTCGACACAATGAACCGCTACCTTTACGCCATCCTGCAGTTCAGCGCAAAGCCAAAGCTAATTTACAACCTCACTCAATGCACTATGCCCTTGGGCAGCGACATTATCCCCGGCCAGCTTGTGCAGATAGTCGACGACGTCTCCGGTCTCACGGCCCTAAAGCAGCGCTACGCCGAGGTTATGAGCGTTCGCTATGAGTGGGGATCAAAGGGCGGAAGCGCCGCCACAGGCAGCACGGCAGCCGGCATAAGCTCTTCCACTGTCTCGCTCTTAGGATATTACGACTTTCTTAGGGAAGAACCCCAGCCGGTGGTATAGAATAGATGACCGCAGAGGTAGCCGGCGACGATAAGAACCCGGTAATAACCAACTACTCGATAATGACCTTGTCAGGGATAGACATCGCCGCATCATGGCGGCTAGAGGACAAGGCGATCGTACTCGACGCCATAAGGCGAGCCAAGTACGACCCGATCCAGGCGGTAGGCTTCTATAATGCTCTCGTCGCCGCCCTTCACGGACAGTGGAGCGCAGCGAAGCCCGAACGCATCGGCTTTACCACAAACAAGATGACTGACAACGGCATACAACGGCACGGAGAACTCGTCTGCATGAAGACCAGCAAGCTCTTTACCTATTTTGCAATAGGCACGGGCAGCAGTCCAACGACATCGCAGAGCAGCGCCCTGGACGCAGAGATAGGCCGGTCATACATGGACAGCGACGACGGCTTTAGAGTCGCAGCTGGCAGCGACATCATAGAATGCGGCTATTTCGACGAGACATATCCAAGCTTCACCGCTAGCGAATCAGGATGCTTTGACGGCGATGGCACAGATCCCAATTCCGAGATAATGGAGTGGCGGGCCGTCTATCCGACAAGCCAGCAAATAGCTCATACCCAGAACGTCAACTTTATGACGTATATCCATACGATAGTTATGCGGGCAATTTAGCGCATGAGCACAAACATACCGACGGAAGTCAGGCGAATAAGCGATGCTCGCTCCCGCCTAAAATCGATAATCGACCAGCAAGCAAGGGCACAGGCCGCGCTATTATCCCCGGACAATTTCAAGTTTCAGGTCAACGCAACGCTGGCACAAAGCGACCTCGGACTCACCGACGATATAACGATAGACGCGCAGGGCTCCGCGGCAGTCTCAGGACTGGTCCCACCACAGGCCCCAATAGAGCCGGACCTTGCAACCCTAAAGCTCTGGATGCCATTTTCAAACCTAGGCAACCAAGACGACCTCGCTTTGATGGGTAACACTGGTCATACTAGGGGCGCCTGCACTCTAGTTACCGGTCCGCCGGGCAATGGCAACGGCCTGATCGGTGGCTCTCGGGCAATATTCTTCGATGGCTCTACTTGTTACCTGGACGTGCTCGACGACCCCGACATCGCAATGCCCGCGACCGGCGGCTTTAGCTTCTGCGTCCGTATCAATATCACGTCGTACACCCAACAGATCGATAACTCTAGTCCGGATCTCAGGACTATAGCCTGTAACACCGACGACGCAAACAACGCCTGGGAGCTAATATTATCCAGGACAAACGGCGACATCTTATTTCATGTGAAAAAGGGCGGCACCGAGTACAAGATAAAGTCGACCGGCGTCGCGCTAAACACATGGTACGACATCGTCGTCACTTTTGCGGTCACGGGCAACGTCGCCACTATTTACAGGAATAATGTCGCCTACACAACGGCCGACACAACCGCATCGCAGTACCCGCCTACAACGGACCTAAACCTGCACATCGGCCGCTCCGATAATACGTTGATACCAGGCAACGAGTACGGCCTGGGCGGCGCTTTCGATCCCGTCTCGTTTGATTTCGCATCCTTCGATGCAAGCAATTACCTGGATCTCCTGCCAGGGACCGCGCCATTCGATCCGGTCTGCTTTGACCCAGTCTGCTACGACACTGATGCCGGCGCTCCTGGCGTCCCGCATTCGACCGTAAACGGGGCCTTCAACGGCATGATGTACGATCCGAGGTTCTACAGCGTCGTGCTTACAGCAGCACAGGTTGGCTACCTCTACGCAAACAAGTTCTCGATAAGCAACATCTCGCTAGGGCAGGCCGCTAATTCGGGGTATTGCTTGTCTAAAAGCTAGGACGCCGTCGATTCGTATTGTCACTGGTCGTCGAGAAGTCCGGCCTTAGTCCGAACTTTCTGAATCCCCGCTTGTTTTACACGGGCACAGGGGACCAAATAAAGGCCCTGGGGACCGTAAACACGCCCAAATTAATGCTAGCAACGGCCACGTCCAGCGATGCAACGGTCGGCCAAGACAAGGTCTACTTTAGAAAAGTTGACAACACGCTCCAAGTCCTTAATCTCGTTAAGCATTATCACGATGTCGATAGCGACGACGCTGGCGGCCTACTGCAAGAATCCCTCTACCGTAACCTAGCGCAGACGATAAATATCCAGCAATGGGGCGCCATGCTTTTAGCTTCTCACATTAACCTAGTGGGCACAAACGCAGCCGTAACAAGTGACTTTGACAACGCTACCATAGCCGGCGGCCATATTGATATCCACTCCGGCGAATTCGCGAATAATGTTGCTAACATCAGGACCGGCGGCGTCTCCCATGATTGGTCAAAAAAGAGCAAAATGAATATTGTTTGTTCGGTCGCCGGCAGCGTCAACGTCGTTTGTCGCGCTGGCATCAACGCCGAGCCCATGACCCAGGTAAATGACGTAGCAAAGAAAGCAGGCATGGAATTTTGCGATAGCACGGGCACAAATTGGAACATCTTTAGTTCTAACGGCGTCCGTTCGCTGTTATCTACAACCTTCCCGGGAGCCACAACACAGCAGGGCTATCAGATCGCTCACACGCCGGCAACCAATACGAGATTGCAGGTCGGAGCCTCAAGCTTTACGGTCAAGACGACGGACTGCCCCGGCACGGGGGCAGGAGACTCAGCCAGGACCATAGGCTGCGGCATCAAGACGTCCGACGCAACGACGAAAGATCTGTACGTGTGGGGCATGACGTTCGCAGCGAGTCCGATAGACCTGTACTACTAATCCGGGGCATGGTCGAGTACAAACGTCGCGCTGTTTTGTCTGCAACAAGGCGGGAGCTAGAACTCTACAGCCCACCCAAAGGCATAAACCTGCAATGCTGGGAATTCGACGATTACACTAAACAAGCTTTCACGCAATGGGTCTGCAACTCCGAGACTCCCACAATTGCAGAGCGCAAAACGATGGAAGACATCGACCGAGAGCTAGCAACGCTCAAGGTGATCTGCGATCGAGTGAGAACGCAGCCCAATTATCTGGATAAGCAGCAGATGCGCTTTGAATGCAATCTTGACGATCTAAAGGGCGAACTCGACAAGCTGAGACGGACATCCAGCAACAGAACACAAACGGGCTACGGTGACATCAACATTGGTTGACACTAGTCTTTGGTACACGAACGTCGTCGCCCCATCGGCGGCCAGCTCAGTACCCACTAACTGCAATGCGATAAGCGATACTATTCACATCGATAAGGATAACGGGGCCGTCCCCGGTCCGTCGGCGTCCTACTGCCTAATGTATTTCGATGCGTACCTTGGCACAGGCCACGACGCAGCACTTCATCTAATTTCAGACCAGAGCGGAGCGAACTACTTTGAGGCAGAAGTCGACGGCGCCAGAAAGTTCCAATTCACCACTCCCGTCGTGGTCGGCCACAAGTACAAGCGCGAGCTGAAGATAAAGACCGGCCCCAAGTGTCACTTCGTCCTCCAAGACCTAACGGCGACCTCGGTCGAGACGCACGACGAAAACATTACCGCGAAGTTCATAACAGGAGCAGAGGACGGTGTAGCCTGGCATAACCTAGACGCTGCGACTCCCTTCCTAGCAAAGTACGCCTGCACGGTCACAGCCTATGGCGGCTCAACCAACGGCGGCACATCTTACACCGATTTCAAATCGCCCTTTACCATCTACAAGGACAGCGTTTTCGGCGGCTCCTATGATTCCTACCTCGGCCCATTCTCTATAAACGGCAATTCAGAAGGCACGGGACCAGCCGGCACCGGCATTTTTTACGATGTCGCAAATGACACAACCGCTCCCGTCAAGCTGTACGCCGGTGCTCCCGTCGTGCGTTTCGGGGCCTATGGGCCAGGAGCCGGCCCGCTTGAGAACAAGACCATAAAGACCGTCGTGGCCTACATGTCAAAGCTCGGCAGCCCGACCGGCACCATCTTTTGCAGGGCTCGCTATGACGACGACAGCATAGTACAGGGCTGCGAGGCAAGCATGGACGCCTCGACGCTAACTACTACGTCGCAGCCATACACCTTTGTATTCCCAGCTCCCGCCTTTAATTTTCCCGATGAGAACCTAGCGATATTAATCGAGTACGCGGGCACCGGCTCGAATAGCACAAACTGCGTCCAGGTAGACGAGGCGCAGACGGACAAATTCGCAGAGGCAGAGTCGGCCTATTACAGCGGGACAGCTTACACCTTCAACAGTGCAAAGGATTTCTGCGGCCAGCTTTCCACCAGTCCCCCCGCTCCTGGGACCACGCCACCAGGGACCGGAGGCGGCAGCACTGGCAGCACAGGAGGAGGAGGCGGTGGCAACGTCGCAGCCGGCGATCTGCGCTTTTTCTATAGCGGAGGCATCGGCAACACCGTCGGCGACTTTAGCCTAGGCGGCGGCCCAAGCGATCACGAGATAGGATCGTACGTCCTCGACAATCTTTTCGATAACGTCACCGACGGCGAAGCAAAGGACGGCACGGCAGGCGAGTACAGGCTGATATACATGCGCAACATCAATCAACAGACGCAGCTCCATACGATAACGCTGTGGTCCCCCACTGGCGGATCCGTCAGCCCTGACACTTTCTTTTATTTTGGCCTGGCGGTTGCCCCCGTAAACGGCGTCGAGGGGGCGATACCCTTGTCGACCGCCGCCCCTCCAGGCGTGAACTTCGCAGAATATCCCGATATGACAAAGCCGCTAGCCGTCCCGGACCTGCCAGCAGGCGGCTTTCAAGGGCTGTGGGTCTGGCGAAAGGTCAAAGCTAACGCGAGGACATTCAGCCGCGACCAGGCCATACTCGAGGCCGATTACTATCAACCCCCTCCCCCTGCTACGACGGGGGGCGGCGGCGGTACTACCCCCGTATGCCCTGACGGCTATACGTACGATCCGCCTACCGGTATGTGCGTCCGCGGCTCGGGTGGTACTGGTACGTCAGCTCTAAAGACAGGCCACGGCGTTAACCTGCTGTACTCCACGCTAGGCGGCGACCGCTACTTTGAGCTAATGAACAAAAGCCAACCCAATATCAGCCAGGTCGATTTCCAATCTACGCTAAGCGAGGTCAGCGGCACAAAGCCAAATGTCTCGTTCAAAGTCAGCTCTCAGGACCAGGTCAGAGTCGAAGTCGGCACAGTCGACACGCCTGGCGGTTTCAACGATCAAAGCGGAGCGCACGCCCTTGCTTGCCTCGATACAGCCTTCCTAGCTAAGCAGGGCTACATGGCAACGCCCAAGGACTGGCGAAACTTCGAGGCACAATGGTATCTCCTTGTCCATAGTTACAGCGGCTCAACCTCAAGCGGAGAGGCTCATATGGAACTTGAGGGCCGTTGCGCATTCAACAGCACCGACTCAACTGCGATAGGTGACGGGACCTCCTGCAAGAAATTAGGCCGCTGGTGCGAAAGTACCAAATATAATACAAATGCATATTTCACAGGCCGCGTAAAATTCGAAAAATGCTTGCAACACACCAACGGGTACAGCAGCCACAACCCCGAAAAGACCGGCGCCTTATCGCCTGCAAACTGGAAAGGCGTCTGGACTGGCTTCAAATGCGTGTATTACAATATCCCCGGCTCTACAAACGTACGAGGCACGGGCCCCCAGGTCAAGGTCGAGATGTATGCAGACCAGGGCGACAACAGCACCGCACCGTCTAACCAATGGAAAAAAGTAATTGAGGCCATTGATGACGGGAGCGGCAACGTATTCTCAGGACCGCGCGGCTCTTACGTCTGTGGGTCTGACCACCTGATACCCGTTTCGTGGGGCGGGCCCCTTGCGATCTTTAGGTGGGATCATTTGGACGCGGAGTTCCGCTGGCTATCAATTTACGAACTCGACCCGGCGGTCAAGCCCGCAGGGAGTGGCGGCACAGGCCCCGACGTCGTCCCTCCGATATCAGGGGGCGGGACAAGCGGAACGACCTCACCCCCCTCTACGACCCCCGTCGGTTCAGCTCGTCTCGATTACATAACGATAGCGCAGGCGCCGCCGGCTAGTTCGGCTGTCACGCCTATGGACGTCGTCACGGTCCAAATGAGCGCCCAAATAGTGCAGACACTCACCAATCCAGAGAATCCCGACAACATTGGCCTGCAGATCATAAGCGGGAACGCGAGTTACGGCCTTGCGGGCTACTGCTCTATCGCCTCACCCTGGGTAAAGGGCGTCTACGGCAATAGCCCTAACAACGAAATGCTCTCGGCGTACTGGGACGACGCAAATGGTGCATGCGTTACCCCTGGCGCTAACTCAACCATCGGCTCAAAGAAGGGCAGCAAGAACATAGTGCACGACTCATTTGGCCCCAAGATGACAGACGGGCCGAACATTTACCTGATCTTCTGGGGCTCTGTGTGGAGCTCGCAAACGTCGCCCTTCTCCATGAACGACGTCATAACGAGAGTGCGCGACTACCTGCTTAACCGCGACCTGGTCTATTGGAGCAAGCTATCGCAATACGGTATCAATACGCTGCCGAAATGGGGCAAAAGCTGCATAAACACGACGACGCCAGTGCCTTCAAACGCGCAAGTATCAGACTCCAATATAAGGACAGCGATACACGACAGCATACAGCGCGGCCAGGTAGATAGTCCGGTCCTAGTTTCAAACGGCGCTATCTACATACTCATAACCCCGGGGACAGTCACCCAAGTAACAGACTCACAGGGTAATGTCGGAGCGTCAAACTTTGGGTATTACCAGTATGACTCTAGCAGCTCGACGCCCGGCCAGCATAACCCATCGGGCGGCTCCACGACCTTATTCCAGATATTCGCGGCCGGACCAAATAACACGCCCAGGCAGCTATATAGCGGCGCTACAACGCGTTTCGGCTGGGTGGTTAACGCCGGCTCCGTCATGCTAAACGAGGACCCGTTAACCTTGGTAGGCTTCTACCTGGCAAAGGGCGGCGCCCCAACGGGCACCGTATCATATACGATAAGGGACTCTGCCGATAATCTCAAGTTCACGATGGGAACGCTCGACGCAGCAAACGACATCGTCTCAACGACGACGCCCGAGCTGCACCTGCTTCGCAACGAACTAAACACGTACCAGCTCCAAGTCGGCGACAAAATTCTTTGCGAATACAACAGCGGCTCCTCAAGTAATTACGTCAAAGTTGACGAGATGCCAAGCAACGGCTTCTTTGACGGCGCGCTCACGCCCTCCGACGCTTACTCTGGCACTACGTACACACAGACGACAACCAAATGTCCCGCGGGTCAGCTCTGGAGTGGCTATGTCATTACCTCGAATCCCCCAGAGGGGGCAGCCATTAGCAGCGTGGCAGCGCCCACGCCAGGACCGCCCGACACGATAATCTACGACCTGGGCTCGAACAACACGCCCAACAACATGTATAGCGGGAGTTATGTCAGATGCGGCCAAAAGATAGTGACCAGCAGCAGCATACTATACGGCAAGAAGATTACCCAGGTCGGCTTCTACATCAAAAGGAATAACAGCCCAACGGGCACCGGCTACGCCAGACTAAGAAAGGGCAGCGACGACAGCATAGCTTGCGAGTTCGGTAGCATCGACGTCTCTACACTGACGGGCTCAATGGCGCTCTACCTCTTCACGAACATAACCAATACCTATGTCACGACGACCGGCGACCGCATATTATTCGAGTACGGCGGCGGTGACTCAACGAATAGACCAGCGCTAGACAATTTCAACAGCTCGACGTACGACGGGACGAATTCGCAAGCATGCAGGTACATCAGCTCGTACGACGACAGTCACACCGACCAGGACACGAGCGCAAGGGTCTGGATCTCCAGCACGACCGTAGGCGGCAGCTCTGGAGCGGCCCAACCGGACACGGTCGTCTATCAGCAGGCCTTGCAGAACTCGACAATCTCCCTGGATAGCGCAGCTTACACACGATACGGCGAGCTGCTAAACTCTTCGTCATCCGTACTAATCGGCGCGGTACTCACGCAGATAGATGTCTTCCTCAAAAAAACAGGATCTCCGACGGGCAATATGTCGCTGCTCATACGGGACAACACCGACGCAATAAAGGCGACCTTCACAACCACGTTCGACGTCTCAACGCTAACGACGACCCTAACGAGCTATTCCTTCCAGCTGCTAACAAACACGTACGCCCTCCAGAACGGGGATCGCATATTGCTAGAGTACTCCGGAGGGGACGCGAGCAACAACGTGCAGATCGACCGCGGCACGGGCGGCAGCGGGCCAGACTCGACAAACACCTGCTCAGTCAACTACTCTGGCACAAGCTACGGCATACCCGGAAGCGCAGCAAACGACCTAAGCGGCACCTTCTGGACTACAGGCGTGGGCGCTGGCGCTCCCCCTGCACAACCCGCGCCGTTTACGACAGTCTACGACGTTTCGCCAAGCAACGTTAACCACCTAAGCTTTAACTCAAGCCAGAGAAGGCAGGGCCAGTACGTCGACACCGGCAGCTCGCTAATTGGCAAGGTAATAACTCGCCTCACCCTTTACGTCGATCGCTGGTCCGGTGGCTCGGGCACATTGACGGGCGCCATCTATAAGCCGGACGGAACCCTTGCGGTAACAATGGGAACCGTAAACGTCACATCGTTACCATCAAACGATAACGACCAGGGGGTGCAGTTCACCAATACGGCAAACACGTACGCCCTAGAAAAGGGCAGCTTTGTCTCAATAGAGCATAGCCTTGCCAATAGCACAATAGACGGCGTGAGAAACGGCTCCGATACCATATCGAAGTCTTACGTCAAATGGAACAACGGTTCAGGCAGCTGGGGCCAGGCAACGAATAACGATTATGCCGGCACAATGGAGACCGGAGGCGTCTAGAGATGAGAGAATGCCCTCGCTGCCATAGGCGATTTAATCGTCCAGGGACACGCGGAGACAAGCCGATCATGGTCTTGGACTGCTGGAGCTGCGGCCAGAGAATCGATCCGTCCGAATGGCAGACGTAGAGTTCTTCTGCTGCAGCTGCGGCAAAATTACTACGCTGGACACGAGTACGCACAGGGGCAGCAAGCGGTATGATAATTGGATGTGCTATAGCTGCAATGAGAACGTCATCAAGGCTATGGGTATGTAAACGACCAGTGCGCCGCAGTATTCGGGGCAGTAGTCTCATATCGTCCAGGCTTCAGGATAACGCAGTACCATGCTTGCCACCCCAAACTGTCCGGCTTTGGCACGAGTCCGTTAGATATGCAGGTCTTCACAAAGCTCCCTATCGAACTGAATTGAATGCCGTTGGCCGGTAGCGACTGCACAGCATCGACAACAGAAGCGCCCCATGTCGGCGCGTTAACGCTCGAGTACTGCGTCAATTTCGAGAAATAATTGGCGTACGTACCAAGCAAGAGATCCTTGACCTTATGATCGATCATACTCCTAAGATTTGCCAGCGCGCTATCGGAGTTCCAAGTCGCGCCCCAATAGATTAGGTACACCTTGCAATTCTGGATCACGGGCCCCCCGCCATCCGTAAACCTGTGCGTCGAGCCGCCCGTCTGCTGCACTAATCCGGGAATGCTGCAACCGCCGTCCTGATTGCTATAGTAACCCTCAGCAGGCAGGTCGTCCGGAGCACTGCCATAAGTGGACACAACACCGGCGATCACGCATCCGTCCCCTAGTTCGTCGAGATTCGCCTGTACGCTCGTGTCGACCCACGCCGGTTTTGACCCTGGATCGGCGTCCGTGCACGATTCGATAAGTTCGTGAGTAAGATACTTGGCATAGATGCCCGCTGAGGCCGCCGACGTATCCGCCTGTCCGCTTACCCACGCGACCGGTATCTTGTTTAACATCGCCCTAGTCGATGGCGGCGGATTCACCACTCCTCCCGGCGTACCAGCACCGGCGTCCCACGTACCAGGCGTAGCAGTCGGATCAATTTCTCGATCGCTGAAAAAACAAAAGTCGCAAGAATCCCATCCGTCCACGCGTATCAAATCCTTCTGGCACTTCCAAGTACAGGGGATGTTGTTGTAGCCGCTTACGCCGTGGTCGTTGTATGTCGCGCCCAGATACCAGTTATTCTTAGGCTTGCCAGTTGTCGCGTCAAAAGGATCATCGTCAAACCACGCCTCAATGACGGAGCTCTTCATATCTGCGGCCACCTTGCGCACAGTCTTCATTCCGTACCAGTGGTCGACCTGAGCCACGGGCGGCCAGCTCGCGCTTACCTTCGTAGGCGTGACGTTCACGTACGGGAAATGAGCGTAATTGTAGTTAACTTGCACGTCTGAATGTGAAACCGTCGGCCGTACCATCTCGATAACCGACCTTATGCTGTCCTCGTCGCGACCAGCAAGCTTGTGAGCCCAGGCATGATGAATATTTGATCCAAGGTCCTGACGCCCACGGACAAACGTCGTAAACTCCCCGTTTCGGATGCCCTTCTCGGTGTAGAGATAGCCGGGGTTCGACTTCCAAGAATAGTTTGTCTTATCGGCCCACTTTCCACCGTCAGGGTAGCAGTCCAATCTTTGCGATCTGCCTGAAGGAGCTCCGCTGGCATACGTGACTTTCTCGCCTCGCGTATTCCAATACTTTAGCCCCGTCGAGTCACTGCCCGGATTAATCGGATAGTGTGATCCTGTCCCGTACGAGACGTTGAAACGCCCATCGGAGTACGGATTTGCCATATCCATGTACCACTGCGTGCCCGAAGGATTATCGGGATAGAGCTTCTGCACTCCAAAACTATCGTAGACCTTGCCCGTACCAGTAGGCACAGAGCCGCCTCCGCCAGGCGTCCCAGTCCCATCGACGCCGCTTCCGACGTCGTCCGGCACGCATTCTTTCATAACCGGATCATAATGAAATCCGCTGTCACAGTTCGGGATATCGGGGCCCTGACCGCCTACAGGGGCCCCGGGCCCAGGACCACCGAAGCATTTGTCGATAACATCATAGGCATCGTTCCACACGACGCCAAGCCTCGTCCACTTGACACCGACGTCGTTATTGGGCGCCGGGTACAGATTATAGACCAAAACTTCGGGCGGAATAACAGGCGGATTCGTCCCGGAATCCACGACGGCCGCTATGTCTATCTCACGGACCGATAGCCATTTCAGTTGCACGGACGAAACGTTATCCATCCGCAGAGTGACAAGAGGACCGCCCCACCGCAGTATCTCGTAGATATTCTGAGCGTGGCAATTCGTTACGTCGCCCGTATGCCCCATAGTGTTAGCCCCGCGGTCATAAATTTCGAAGTACTTTGTCCAGTTGTTTGTCGCCACAGGCGGCTCCGATCCGCTACCGACCCAGTCGTAATAGCACTCTAGCTTTACGTCCGCAGTCTCCGGCGTAAATGACGTCTGCCCGACCTTGGGGACATCGTAACACAGCACCTTCATACCGATCCATCGGTTAAGCAGGTTCGTCGTCGGCCTGGGATTGAAGAACTTGAAGTTCTTCTCGGGGTTTATGTAATAGTTCGAAGGGTACGCGTAATATTTCGTAGCGTGCCATCCGCCATCATACTCGATTCCGCTTCGATAGCCGCACCCAGAGCAGCCAAAATCGGCCGTATGCTTGACGCCGCCCCTGAAATACACAGAGGCATAGTCCTCGTCAAGATTAACCGACTTGAGATAGCCCTGGATCTTGAAGTAGACCGTAAACTCGACGTTACGGAAGTCCGCCGCGCTAGCCATAAAGCCCTGACTCTGGGCCAGCGAATGGTCCGGCGTCGCTACGGTCATTATGTTATCGCCAGGCGGGAAGACATGAAAGCGAAAGCTAGGCGGACTCAGGCCCATGTTAGGCTTGCAGTTCCAGAGCGTGACAGTCGGGTCAACTGACCCATTAATGTTGATAGACGGGTCCCCGACATTCGTAACGTCCATGTAAAACGACGACCCTGCCGTCTTATCCTCGAATAGTTTTCTGATCCCAAAAGCGTCCTGGCCCATGCTAATGATGCTGGAAGTTTTTAAGAAAGCGTCAAGATAAGAGGCACATTGGCAAGCTCAACGACAACGACAGCATTAGCCGTCGCGAGCGTGACGGCATCAGGCAACGACGGCAATGTGCCAAATAACACTATCGACAATAATTTTAGCACGCGCTGGTCCTGTTTCGGCAAAGGCTCCTGGATTCGATACGACCTCGGCAGCATTCAGAACATAGCCGAGATAGACATCGCCTGGTACAACGGCGACAAGAGGCAGAGCAACTACGTCATAGCCTTCTCTAATGACGCAAGCACCTGGCTACAGGCCTCAAGAGGTACAAGCTCCGGCAAGACAACGAGCTTCGAAAAATACCCAGTTACCGGCGACGCAAGATACGTCAGGATAACAGTCAACGGGAACACCGTCAACGACTGGGCCAGCATGACCGAGGTCAGGATAATCGGCAGCAGCAGCCCCCCGACGACAACAGAAGCGCCACCAACAACGACAACAACACCGACAAGCAACCTCACAAAATCCGGGATTAAGCTAATGTATGCACCAAAGACGGGCGGCTTTTACTGGGAGCTCGATCTGACAAAAGACCCTAACATGGACGCCCACTTCTCCACGCAGGGCGATAAATGCACAGCCAAATCCGATGCTAACGTGAAATATTACAATATGCCCGGCCACACCGTGACCTATGCATCCGGTGCCCCGTCCGGGGTCACATGTCGTCTCTGTATGTACTTTGACGGCGGCAAAGGCAGTACGCAAACCCACACATGGAAAGACCAGACGGGCTTCCTATGGAAAGACGGCGATCCCAAGAACTTTATCGTAATCTCGACCGTCAGGCCGCATAATAGCCTGTCTTCAAGCATCCACCACGAGGCAAGCATAAAGTGTCGCGGCGGTACGCACACAGGCAGCGGGGATCCCCGGGCGAGCACCGTAGAGATGACGCACGAATCAGGGACGGCCTCTCCGCGATGGGCCAGGGAGTACAACCACCCAAGATACGACTACAGAGCAGTCGACGCAGTTGGCACTAACGCACGCGCCTGCAACATGGTCGCCGACAAATGGTTTATGCGGCAGCTAATAAGCAAAGAGCTAGCAGACGGCACCGGCGTGTTATACGAATATTACATTAACGTGAATCCGTTCAACGCAGACGGCACCGTGAACAACAACACCTGGGAGCTATACTCGCGGACCATTGACAGGGACGGCGTCAACACAGGACAATACACGAAGGCGGCCAAATGGAGCGGCTTCGTAACAACCGCTAGGACAGACGGCTACAAGGACATCGACATAGGACCCCACGCACTCATTGAGATCCCGGCGACATGATAAAAATAGAGATATTCGGGAGGCCCCTCGACAACCTGGACGATCTGGAGGCCGAAGTAAACCGGTTCTGTCAGCAAGTAGTAACTAAAGGCTCAGTCTACGGCAAGGTCTTTAGCATAGACTGCCACCTAAGCGAGACGACGATGTTCGCCATAGTGACCTATGACGACGGACAAAGCGAGCGGTCCGCTACCTAGGAAATGAATCAGTACGAATGGATGGTTGAAGACTACGACAAAGCCGACGACGACGGCAGACTCAGAAGGGTCTTCGTGCTCTTGACTCAGGTCAAAGAACAGCTTGATCGCATCGAGGAAGGAGCGCCCTAGATCTGCCGATCCGAGATCAAAGAAAAGTCGACCGATTTGAAGCCATCGACGCGGCAGAGATCCTTATGGCATTTCCAGGTCAGAGGTACGTTGCCGTATTCCCTGACCCCGACGTCATGATACGTCGCGGCAAGCTTCCAGTTGTTCGCAATTTTGCCCGCATCATCAAACGGATTATCGTCAAACCATAGCTCCCAGTCGCCCGACTTCTTATCTGCCGCAATCTTGTGCACGCACTTCACCCCGACCCACTTTCCCTCGACCAGCTTCGGCGGACTTATGAGGATCTTGGGCTTGCAATTCACGTACGGAAAGTGCGCATAATTCACGTTGACCTGCACGTCGCTATGGCTCGCAGTAGGGTAAACCATCTCTATTAAGGAACGCAAGTCGTCCTCGTCCCTGCCCCCTATCTTGCACGCATAAGCCTGATGTGTCCCCAGATCGCCGTGCGTCCGTATGAAGACCGTGAACTCGCCGGACCCTATGCTGTGATCCGTGTAAAGATAGCCCGGATTATCCTTCCAATAGTATTTCGTCTTATTGGACCACTTGCCCCCGTCAGGATAAACGTCTAGCCTCGTACTCCGACCGGTCTTCGACCCGCTTGCGTAAGTGACCGGTGAGCCCTCCGTATTGAAATACGTAAGCGACCCCTGCGTGTGCTTTGTAAACGGAAACTGTGAGCCGTGTCCGTACGAGATATTAAACTGGCCGTGATCCTGGTAGCCCGACCCCTGCTTGTACGGATCTTCCATATTCAGAAAGAACTCGGTGCCGCCCTGCACGGTGGGATAAATCATCTTAACGCCATCCTTGCCAATGTCACCGGTTGGCTGCGGCTCTGGGGGCACTGGCTGCGGCGGTTCTGGCGTAGGAGCAGCAGGAGCGACGGGAGTCAGGATCTTGCCTGTAACCTTGATGTCCGTGATAGAAAACCACTGCCTCGTCTCTGTCGTACTCGTCAGTTTCGCCACGATGCTACGGGCCTGCTTCGGTGCGTCCCCAAAATCAGCGACCGAGATAGGCTTACCGTGGTTCGTGTGCTCTGTCGTCGACGGAGAACTAGCCGCTGGCGTAGCATTTGGCTGATCGCTAAATTCCAAAGTAATGACATTAGTTCGCTCCTTCTCGCCTGGCTGCATGTACCAAACAAACTGAATTAGATGCACCTCTTGAACCGCCCCCAGGTCCAGCGAGATCCAGGACCCTATGCCCCTAACGCTAAACCTAGTCGCTGGATTATTATCGTAGGCATTCTCGGGCTTATTCACACCGTCAACGCCGGACGACTGAGCCGCGATGATAGGGATCTCATCAGTCGGCGGCTTCTCAGGATCTGCCGGAGCCGGCGGCAATGGCGGCAGATCGACGCATTTGTTAGCGTCACCGCTCCAAACTTGACCAGGCGGACACTCTTGCCTAATCCCTTCGATGATCTCAAGATACGTAACGCGCTTGTCTAAATCCTCAACCGATGGCGGGTTAGTCGACATAAGCCGAAGAGAAACCCGGTGTCTATTATTGTTATAGGCATTTCACGGCCTAGCCAAAGCTGCCAAGAATCGCTACGCTTCATATGGCAGCCGGGCGCGTTTTTGCAGAACCAAGTTATCGCCCGGCATTGCCACCGCTAGGGATATCCAATACTCACGGGATAACAGATATATACCCCGTGTCCCATATACTCCCTGAGTATGAAATACAAAAGGCTTAAGGAAAAAGTCATGAACGTGAAGGTTTACGAAAAAGACCACGCGTTTATAGCAAAAAACATAGTATATCCAGAGACATTCGCCGATGCATTTGCGCGTCTGATCGCGGAGGTAAGATCCTGAAGTTGGGTTTCCCCGAGCTTGAGTTTACCGACCCAATGGCCCGAGAAATATACTCCGGGATCACCCTCTGGTACCAGACCGTCGGGAAGTACAGAGGCACCTTTCCAAATAAGGATAACTACCAATGGGGCCAGGCCCAGGAGTCGTTACGCGAGTGCCTAGAACATATCGAGCTCGCCGCGGGCCACTGGAAGAGGGGGGGGCCAAGAGCATGAACGAGAAAGACTATTACGTCATATCCTCCGTGGTCAAAGGAATCCAGGCAAGGATTGACGAGATGCCCCTTAGCAGATACAACAGGACCGCGAACAGCATAAAGGAAGAGTTCGACGGCATGATGGAAGGGCTTCTCGACGTACTCACAGACTTGAGGGCCAAGGACGAGGGGGAGAAGGGAGCATGACGAACTTTATTGGGATAGCCCTCGGCTTTGTTGTCTTCGTTATCGTGATAGCCGTCGCCGGGAACTATTTCTACCACCCAGGAACCGCGGCTACGACACAGCAGCAGAAGCAGCAAGATCCCTCGCCGCCGGGTAATTGCCACGCGGAGAGACTCAGGTTATTAGACAAGGCCATGCTAGCAAGCGACCAGGGCAATAACGTACTAGCGGACGAGCTGCAAGTGCAAGCCGACCAAATACCATGCCCCGGGACAAATCCGCCATGACGAGACGACAGCAGAAAGCACTCTTGAGACTCATACGTCGGGGGCTCGAAGAATGACCCAAAGGACGATCCACCGCTGCGAGGACTGCGGCCAGGAGTTCCTAACGTTTCGTAAGTACATTACACACAGATGGTACAGAGCGTGCATACGCCCGTGACGCAAACGCAAACGTTCACGGACTGGACAAAAATCAAGTGGTATCAATGCTACACCTGCGAGAGCTGGGTCCTCAAGGAAGACGCTGCATGGATCTGGAAGATAAAAGCAAGCAAGCCAGGGGGCCGTCCTGGCGCTCGTATGTGCAACAAATGTCTGGGGGTAGACGCATGGCTCGGTCTTACGTAGGCAGCTGCAAGAACTGCAAGCGCGTCTTTACGTCCTGGCGTCGCTTCGAATACTGCTACACCTGCAGGCACGAGAAGCAGCAGCAGCGGCGCGGCAAATTCGGACGCGAACGCAACGCCTGGGACTAAGGAGGAGGGAGAGTTAGCCTTAATATCTCCGCGAACGTGACCGCAGCACAATGAGAAATTACGCGATATCATCAATCGCGATCGCAGCAGTCGCAGCGCTGACAATGATAACACTGCCGACCGTCAACATTCTGAAAGCTCAAGACTTCGCCTCTATCCAGACATTCCAGAATGACGAGCACATCGTAATCACCATTACAAAAGCAGGGGCAAACGCGACAAAGCCAACTGGCCCGATAGTCGTAATCCCGCCCACCGAGCTAACGAACAAGACCGGCGGCATTAACGAGACAGGAGCCAATACGGGCCCCACAGAGAATCAGACCGTAAGCACGCCTAGCGCACCCGGAGCGGGCAACATAACCACCATTGAGCCGGGTGGAAACGTAACGGTCGTGCCGCTGCCGCCTAACTCGAACGTGACGCAAATTGACAACGGTACAGTAATCGTCGCCCCACCAGACCGTAACATAACCGAGACACCTGGCAACGTAACAGTCATAGATCCACCACCGCCCGTAAAGGCACCCGAATGTCCATGCAAGTTAGGAAATGTCACCGGCGGACCACTCCCACCGCCTAACAACGTATCCGGCGGAATACCAGCAGCACCTCCAGGCAACGCAACAACACCGTCACCACCGATGACGAGCACGAACGCAACAACGACGAACAGCACCACTAGCAGCAGCAACGCAACGAACGCGACAAAATAACAACCCCCCTCTTTTTTCCAGCTCTTAGTTAGTTAGTTTTTACCCCGGGCGTCGTCCGGAATTAATTGGAGTGGGAAGCCCATCGTCAAGCCAAGGACCGAATAGTCCAGCTTTTTGTTAGCAACGGATGGGAATCCGAGCAAGAAGTCCCCACGCCAGTCAAGTCGCTAATAGACGGCGTAGTCCATCCGTACGTCTGCGACGTAATAGGCGTCAAACGAAACGCCAAGACGGGCGAAGCATCAAAGCGCGTCATCGTGGAAATAGACAGCATCCACGTAGGCAGCAAGACAGGCCACAAATCCTTTTTAGCATATCGTCACGACCTGGCACGCGGTCGCGAGATAGTCAGCCATTTTTACCGCAAGTACGACAACAGACGCAAAATAACCACGCTAAAACGATTTTACACAGCCGACATCGTGGGCCGATACAAGCAGCCCGACGACGTTATCAAACTAGAACTAGGCATCCTTGAGCTAAAGGACTGGAATTGGGAGCCAACAGCAGTTGAGCGGATGCAACGGCCTCTGTAACAGGTTCGAGACGGCAGGCCCCACACGGCTGGCCTATCACAGGGGAGCCCGCTTCTGCGTCAGCTGCGACCGCTTCATCCCAAGCAAATACTTAATCGCTGCAAGCATAAAGAAAAACGGCTGCCCATGTTGCCATCGACCGACTCGAGGCAGCCCAAGAAATAACGGCCCTGGCAGAAGACAATCACAAATTGGCAGATACAGCACATACAACAACAACAAGTACAAGGAACCGAGATAGGCTACAGGTCTACTACGCTATGCTGCGCTATCTTCACGAGAACGGACCTAGCACGGCCTGGCGCTGCACTTATGCAGCAGCGAGGCGCAACACCCATCTGAACCTCATCGGGACCCTAGAACGCCCCGGCTTTATCGAAAAGAAGACCGATCACCCCCAGCACCGCACTTATGGAATTACGGCCAAAGGCACGGCCTACATGCACACCTTGGGTAAAATGCTTGAGCTTTTAGGCAACAAAGATTGACTTTAGTCCGGGCTAGAAAGACAGGACGACGACTGTTGAGTACCTAGCCAACAAGGACTAACAAGCTTCGTTATATGTGTCGACTCACTGGCTGCCTTCCTTCGGCGAGCATAAACTGAACTTCGCATAACCGGCGGGAGGTTGTCGTGGCCCGTTGTTTTTCCAGACCGTAGAGGACGTATCCGGGCGAGCCACGGTAGGATTAACCCCCCTTCATTTCGTGTGCACGATGGACCGCAGGCGGTAAGCCTGCTAAGTGCACTGCCGACGCGAAAAATGACGTCGCCCCTTACGGGATCGAACCGCTTCGCTTGCTCAGACCAAGAGCCGGGGCGACCCCATTTTTCGGAAAATTTTGCCCGAAATTCCGGAAAATTTTTCGGCGGTTCCAGTCGAAACGATGGTGAGAATGGCGGAAGCCTTATTAGACCTCGCTCGTTCAGAAAAGCGAATGTCTGAAGAAACGCATTTCTGTAGAGAATGTCTACGCAAGGATCCGCCGATTGAAACGAAACTCATCGCGGATATAAACATAGTGCAAGGCCGTTACAACCGAGGCGACTGGATTTGTGACGAATGTCTCCGAGACAAAAACCGTCAATACAGAACAAATGAAAAGAGCAAGTACGCCGAATACATGGCCCAACTACACGAGGAAACGTCTGAGGAGCTCAGAAGGGAGTGGCAAGACCCGGCATATAGAAGACTGGGCCTCTCTGAGAGAGTGTACAAGATCTGGGACAAATACAATAGACGTGAGCCAGAGAAAGGCGTACGTAAGCAATGGATCCTCGAAGTGATAATGGAAGAGAACTGGTTTATAGATGCCGCCGGAATAGTGCAAGATTTTTACGCTGAAAACGGCTACACCAAAACCAAGCAGCTCGTATCAAAGCCCTATTTGACAGACTTTGTCCAGTCAAATCTCTCGTTCCTGCAAGCACCATATCGTTACAGATGCGAAAATAGATGGGATGGGATAGTGGATGCAATAAACCGCGACCATGCACAGGAAGATAAACTGGTCGCGACTCCCGCCTGGGAAGATCCGACTATGAAAGAGATGGTCGACAATTGGTACCTGCTCAGTAGAGACGAAGAGAGAAAGAGACGCGAGATCGATAGGGACAACAAAAGGATAAGGAGCCACGACATAGACAAACAGGAGAGGTTTATCACAGAATACCAGAAGGCAAAGGTTGAAAAGGAGAAGGTTGCGCGATCGCAGTTGGAGGCCGAGGCGCAGAAGAAATGACTGGACAGCCGAAAAGACGGTCCGAAGAGACTGCCATAGAAATAAGAGAGACTGAGAGAGAATATGATCGCTTTGTAAAGGAACGTAGAAGAGCCATAGAAATATTGCAAAAAGAATACGAAACCATAGTATCAAAGGCAGGTGAAAAGCCCAAGAAACTTAAATACGATACGATCAAAGAGGCCGGATTTATATTAGAAAGGCTTCTGAAGGACAAGACTAGGATTTCCGCAAAGTTGAAGCGAGACTTTAAGGATGTTATACATAGATCCGTCGTTTATCAAGTCTGCAAGGACCTAAACCGAGCCTGGCAACATCCAAGACGAGAAGGCTGGGGCAATCAGTACAAAAACAAAAGAAGCGGATCCGCTCAAATTGAGCACGAAAAATCAGCTTCTTTGACTCCCGAAGAGAAAAGGTATCTTGAGGCCCATCAACGCGAGACTATACGCAATGAGCTGATAGACAAGATTGTTCAAGAATGGACAGGCGTTAACAAGAACCAGATACCCGATGTCCTAAGCCGTACGGAGAAAGGCAAACACTGGGCGCAAACTCTGCTAAAAGAAAGCACCAACTACATGAGGGACATCTGCTTCAAGATGACGATGAGCGCGTTACACGGTACACTCGAGGACTTGAGAATTCTAGAGATCCTCAGAGCAGGATTCAGCGAAGTGGCGTTAGAAGTCTACGAGCAGAGAAAGAAAACTGAGCAGCTAGACTCCCCATAATCTTTTTTCACATAAAGACCCATAGATCTAAACGATAATAGACGGGAGGCCTGATATTATCACCTAGTCAATAAGGCTTGACAATGGGATTTTTAAGGCGCGCCCTGGCAAGAGTGCTCCCTTTGAGCGACAATCCGAAGCAGCAGCCGACAATCACCGCGTACAGCAGCGGGTACATTAATCAATGCATCAGATGCAAGGAAAACCGCTGCAGACCTAATCAAAGCATATGCGACGACTGCATGCACGAGATGAGCTACAATTCGCACCTGGACGTACACGGCAGCGTTTAGGCGATGTCCTTAACAAGCAGCACATGGTCATAATAGTCTGATCGGGCCGATTCACGGCTCAAGCGGCTGGCGTATCTAGCCGCCTCTGATGCCGCGCTTAAGAAGAACTCAAACTATTACAGTAAGATTTTTAAGCAGACTTTAAAGCCTCCCGTCCTGGGCATAAACCATATCGGCTCCCCAAAACACGCCAAACTCGCAGCAGAATGACATAATCGAGCAAGAGATCGACCAAATTCAGCACGATCTCATCAAGATAAGGCTAGGGGACCAGCGCAACGTCCAGACCAGGCGTGAACTTTACCAAAAATGGGCAATCGACCTCGAAATTCTCTACGAAGCCGGCCGCGTCCCCATCGTGGAAAAAAACCAAATCTGCTCGTTCATAATTAACACGATAAAGAGGCAGCAAGCCACCATCCAGGAGTGCGAGTACGTAGCGCAATGCCTCCCCCCCGACTACAAACGTACGTACGAAATTTACAGTACATATCCTAGCGCGCTAGCTTATGCACCGGTTCTTGAATCAAGTATAATCGTCGATAACATCTGGGCCTGCCTGAAATGGCTCGACAAGGTCGACCCGCATCACCTAACAAGGAAAGATCATCAGGAATTATACGACTCGTACAACCGCCTCTTGCACCGGCAAATGAAGGCCTGCGAAGACAGGCATATACAGATAACAGACGAGTTCGCCGAAGGCTGGACACCGCCCCCAAGCATATACGACGAGCCCGTGCACATGGACAAGCCGCTGCCCACTACAGGCACGGCCCTAAACGAAGAGCTAGACGCATTCGTCGAGGACGTCCTAAGCTGGCGTAAAAGCTTCGAAGAGTACGGCCCCCGCAGACTAGAGGGCGGCGAGATAGACTGGGAGTGGGTTCACAAAGGCGTCAGATTCATCAGGGCATTCAGAACACTAATCCGCCCAAGCATCGATCACAAGTGGCGCTCAGACTGGCTCATGTGGTACAAGCACGTCAACGACACCTTGGATCACGGGCTGCACGCAAGCATGAGCCTCTCCAGAATAAGGACGAAAGTGCTGAGAACCTTCCGCGGCGTCACCCGCGAACAAATAGACGCAAAAGCAGCCGTATGCTTGAAATACTTTGGAGAATTTGCAACAAGCATGCCGGGAGGCATCGAATTCTTTGAATATTTCGCACAATTTCACGCACCTTATAGACGCGACCTATCCGTTAAGCTTAATCCTAAATTGAGTCATCAGTCTTGAATACGTGGCACAATAGTTAATACAGACTCAGCCGCATAACTGCCCTATGGTATGGATTAGACCGGACGGATACGTGGGCTGCAACCATGACGGCAAGCAGTACCTAGAGCATCGTCTGATCATGGAAATATACCTGGGCCGCAAACTAACCAGACGGGAGCAGGTCCACCATAAGGACGGCAACAAGAAAAACAACGCCCTCGAAAACCTGCAGCTTGTGGACATAAGTGATCATACGGTACGCCATAACACGGGCCGCCCGAGGCCGAAATGGTGGGGTACGTCACACGTCTGCATTGACTGCGGCGGGACGGAGCACAGAGGGACCGGCTGGTCTTCTGTCAACAAGGAGCGCAAACAATGGCTTTGTGAGCGATGTCATAAAAAACGCTGGCGATACAGCCACCGGGACCGTGTCAGGGCATCAAACAAAGCATCGTATGAGCGAAATAAGCACAAATACAAGATGGTCCGAATTAGGGCATAAATGGGCAAACATTCGCTCGACTTAGGCGAGAATACGCCTAGATGGATCCCGTCAATCAAGAACCCGGACAAGCCCGCCGACTACCTGAATTACGATCATTTCATAAGAGCATACCCGCATCTGGAAAAGTTTCTAACGAGGCACCAAGGCGACAGATTCGAGGATATTGATTGGTGGATGTACGTCAACGCGCCTAACGCCAAGATGGGCACAAAAAACTACAACATAGGACGCGTCCCCAAAAGCGACGCTGCGCTCGCCGAACACCAAAGACTCTATGCTGAAAAGCTGAGACAGAAACAAACAAGCTCTGCAGCAGCAGCAATGGCAGTGGACGCCCCGGTGGCAGTAGTAGAAGACGAAGAACCGGAGCAGCAGCAGGAGGAGGAGCCCAAGGTCTGGACAACGGGCCGGCTCATTAGCGTCCAGGAGCTTTTTGACCTGATTGCTAAATTCCGCGAGTTCCTACTAGAAAAGGAAAAGGAAACACCTGATTAGTATGCCCATAAGATATCCCCCGCTCCAGCTCGAGCAGATAAAGTCGATAGTCGCTGAGGGTAACATCCGCCGGCTCTCGACGCTAGAGACACACAAGCGACTCGTAGACGCTGGCATTAACATCAGCGTCTCTACAGTCAAAAACTACAGGACCGATCTCAAGGCCTCAGCGCAGCAATGGGTAGGAAAACTAGCCAAGTCAAAGCGCTACGAGTACATAGCGCAGTACCGCGAACGCATCCAGGAGGTCGAGACGATACAAAAGCAGCTTTGGAGGATAATCTCAACCCAAGGCACAGGCGGCCGCACACAGGTCGAAGCATGCGGCAG